GTTCGTCCTCGCCATGTCGCCCGCTAATGCGATCGTGATGACTATCCTGTTCTATACTGGCATGCGTCCTATCGAGCTATTCAGCCTGGATTGTGCAGACGTTGACGTTAAGGGCCGCTGGATCACCATCAAGTCGTCCAAGACTGGAGAGCCTCGCGGCGTGCCGATGCATAGGGTGCTGGTGCCACTTATGGCCGCGCTAAAGAAGCGAGGTGGCAAGCTGGTGCGCCAGTGGAACGGGAGTCCATTCGTCGTCCGCGAATCCATCGGCGGTCAGATGAAGAAGGCTATTGCGGGCGCACGCAAGCGAAGCGGCATCAAGGACGTGTCGCCCTACACCGCCCGCCACACGGTCTCGACGCAACTCGTGGTCAATGGTGTGCATCCGCACATCAAGGACCAAATCCTGGGCCACGCCGTTGATGACATGAGCCGGCACTATACCGACGTGCCCCGCAAGGAACTGATCGCGGCGATCGATACGCTACCTACGGTTAAGGCGTGGGCTGGGGCGCCGTGGATGAAAGATCCTGTTGGGCTAACTGGCACGTATGCCGGGGTTGATTGGGTGCACGGAAGCGGAACTAGGAAGAGGAAACGGGGATGAGCGATTGGCGCGAAAGGTCCAATAAGAGACGCGACGAGCGTCAAACTAAGGTTCCTGTGATCCGAGCGCCTAGCGCATCCAAGAAAGACACAAAGAAGTGGTGCCGCGGTAAGGCTGGAGTTGAACACAAACCAGTCTGCATGACGCATGATGAATGGGAAAATCGCTCTCAATCATCGGCATGGTCGAAGGATTGGCGAGTGCTTGTGTGCGAGGATTGCGGCAAGCAGCTCGATTATTGGTGGCCAGTACCATTTATGAAAGGCGCCGCTCCGCCCGCATGGCTCACAACAGACCCTAAATAATCTGTGCAAATTCTGTGCAGCGCATTCATAAAACGCAAAAAACCCGCTGTTTATGCGGGTTTCTTTATATGGGCCACACCCTTCACACGGGAGAGGTCGTTGGTTCAAGCCCAACTGTGCCCACCAACTAAGTCATTGAAACAATTACATCATTACATTTGCAGGCAAAGCTAGACCGCGCGTCAGTGTGCGGTACGGAGCACGAACATGTGTGCAAATCTGTACAAACGGTGTGCAGTCTGTTCTTGATGTGTTCTTGGGGAGAAAATGACGTGAAGCACGATAACGACAACAAGAAATCTATCGCTATAGATATCCCCCATATGACGCAAAGTGACGCCGATCGGTTCTGGAGCCTGGTTTCAGTCGAGGCGACAAATGAGTGTTGGCTATGGACCGGAGCGGCGAACGCCAATGGCTATGGGAGATTTCGCATAGGGGAAAGTCTGTATTCGCCCCATCGAGTCGCACACAGTCTCGCCAATGGTGACATCCAGAATGTAGACGAATTCCATGGCACGGTCGTCCGACACAAGTGCGATAACCCGCCATGCTGCAACCCGGCACACCTTGAGACGGGCAGACAGATCGATAACGTTGCCGACATGAAAGAACGTGGAAGAGATGACAGCGCTCGCGGCGAGGCATCCGGAAAAGCAAAGCTCACGGAGGATATGGTCCGCTTTATCCGCGAAAGCCAACTGTCCAGCAGAAAGTTGGCTGCGGAATTGGGTATTGTTTCGGACGGCACCATTCGTCAGATTCGCCGCGGTGAGCGTTGGGCGCACATTGCCGCGAATGACAACGGGAGCAAGAAAGACAGGGCCGCCTAATGAAAAACCCGCCCCAACTTTCGCTGGAGCGGGTTCTGTCTTGCGGGCCGGGTTAGGACGTTGCCCAATGCCATGCAGAGCTTGGGGTCGTACCGGCCGGTGCTGACTTCACCGCATAGGCGCCTGCATAAAGCGCCGCCGCAAGATTCTCCCAGCCGCTCCCCGGGTCGACCGTACTCGTCCCTTACGGACCGGCCCGGTCTGGGCGCTCGCGCGGACCCGCTAGACTTGCATCTAGCCTGATGTTTACCCACCGCAGGGCGTATGTGCGGTGCATCTTTCTGGCCTATCCGCATGCCCGCCGCGTTGTGTGGCGGGCGAGGGAGATAAACCAGAAAGAAACTGGAGCCGCATACCACGCCATGCGCACGCCGGCCTGTCCTGCAGACCCGGTAATGGGGGACGCGCGCGCATTAAGAATCGGCGCTGTCACGCTCTACCTGGAGCCGCCACTATCGAGGCGGCATGAAAAACGTTCACTCGTTGTGAATTTTACGCGCTACAGCGCATAACCGTGAATTATGCGCTGTCTCGTATACGCTTCATATCTGGCGCATATGACGCGCCAACGTATCATTTATGGTTCATTGCTGCGCCGCTACGCGGCGGCAGCAATGTCCGAAGAATGTAGGCTAGTTTCGGACGCCTCAACTTGCGTAGAGGCGGGCCAACAAGGCAGGCATGGTGCCAACTCCCTGATGTGATCGACAAGATACCCCGCGCCCCTCCGCGCCTCCGCCGCGTCAACCAATGACCTGATTCTGGCAAGAGCCTTTGGAGCGCTAAGGCCGATGTGCTCGTAGTCATTCGGCTTGCGTCGTATTGCCTTCTCGGCACTCCACTTCATCATCACGATGCCTCCATCATCAATTCTTCCGCGCACCCGCGCCGATAGTTCGCCCAAGGGTCTTCGCGAAGCGAAGTAAAGATGTAATCGCGGCTCGTTTCGTCCTCGGAGTCGTATTTTTCAACTAGCGTGTGCTCCGGGTCATCGCGCAAAACATGATATGCGGGAGTTTCCATACCTGCGGCTTCCGCCTCGTCCATCAGAGCGATAAAGCGGTTCTGCCAATCAACCGGCAGGGCCTCCAGCGCCAGACGCGGCATAACAAAGTATGATGAATACGAAAGCCCGAACCACCCATGCAGCGGGCTTTCAACATAGGTGCCGTTTTGCTCTTGATGCATCATCACGCCGCCGCTCCTACGCTAGTTGGCGCGGCTACAGCACGTTGCTCCCTCATCCAAGCCACCGCCCCAGCCAGATAGTTGATCGCCCCAAGGCACTCCGCCTCGGCCGCACCGAGCTCACCCCGCTCAATCATGCCGGCCGCCTCACCCGCCTTCTTGATGGCCTGCCCCAAGGGGAAGCCCGGGCCAACCAGGCGGGTTGTCTCGAGCATAGGCTGGTCATCAAACGGCAGATCCCGCGCGTGGCGCTCCTTGCCCTTGCCGGTTGCGGCATGGGCAAATGCGGCGTCGAGGATGGTGCGGAGGGTGGTGTATGGGTCGCGCGGGCAATGCCACGTACCATGCACGTCCATATGACCGTTACTATTGGTCGCCTCCGGCTGGCCAATAGTCGGGTGCCATTCGGAGGTAGGCAACACTTCGCAAGGCGCGGTGTCTTGTGCCGAAGCAATGCGGGCCGCGATTTCTTCTTTAGCCGTAGCGCGCAGCGCCATCTCTCTTGTCGGGTATCCCACTAAACCGCCTCCATCTCTTTCTTGCTTTCATCCGCCACCAACGGCCGGAACCGCCACGACGCAAACGGCTTTTCAAAGTCCACAATCTTGTCACCAACCTGATAAGGCAGGCGGTCGTTTTTGATTTCCATAAGCAGCAAACCTTCCACGCCGAAGTGGTCAATCACCACGTCGCGCACGGTGTAGGTGCTGTTTAATGTTGGCATTACCTCGTCGCCGTAGCCAAGCAGGCCGAGGTTGTCAGTTGAGATGCAGACGACGGGTTGATTGTGGGTGAAGGTCATACATCAACCTCGTTATTGGCTAGTGCGGCGGCTTGTTGCTCTGGTGTAAGGGTGGCGAAGAAACCGGAAGGCACCACTTTGCCATTCTTAACAGTTAGCAAGGCGCGTGGCTCGTCGTCATCCGCGGCGATGCGGAAACTATTCGCTTCAACGGTCTCAGCCATCACGCTGCCTCCGCAACTTGCGAAGCGGAGGGGGGTAGAGACTCTAGGCGGATAGCGTCTTCCTCGTAGGCTTCGACTGACACCATTCGCCGATGCGCGAGGGCATCAAATGCGTAGCGACGCATATCCATGATGGCCGACAACGCAAGCCCCTTCCAGGTTTGGATTTCATCGGCATCGTCTTCAAATGGGATTTCTTCGAATGTCATTTCCACCTCCTAATAAAACGCCTTCGGATCAAACCCATGCGTCGCACACACCTTCGCCGCCAGTTTTCTAAACGGCATGTTATGCACGTCTTCGCTCTTGCTGCGGCTTTCCATGCCGGTTAGCCGCAGATGCATATGCAGAATCTCATGGGCCATCGTCTCCATCAACGTCTTGGTGTGGCCGACCGTTGCCGACGACACTTCGATTGTGTGCGTCCCGTCCCAGATGTATTGAGCGAACATCTTGCGCGATCGGATAACACGAAACTTGATATCGTCGCCGTCAGGTAGGTTCCAGCTTTTGAATGGCGGTGTCGTGCAAAGATAGTCGTATGCGGCGGCGAGGATTTCGGGTGTGAGTGGGAGGTGGGTCATGAAGCCTCGAAGTACTGAGTAATTTCCAACGCGATCAGGCAGGCAACAATTACCAGACCGGCGAACAGCAGCGGGTCCACGCTACACCACCCTCATCGCCACTGGCGGCTGCGCGCCGAAGATCGTCAACTCAACCGCACCACCGCGCGACATGCGTTGCAGTTCTTCCGCTGTCGGCACCCACTGCGTCACAACCGTCTTGCCGTCGCGCTTGGCCGGAAGGTCTTCGCAGGGAAGCTCTGCTGTGCCGCGGTACAGGGCATTGAAGCCGTCGAATTTGGTGGGTGTCATGCGGCACCTACCGGCGTAGGGGCGGCAAAAGCACTGTGCCCGCGCTCGATAAGCATTCGACGCGCCGCCTCAGATATCGTGATGCCCGGCTCATCGCAGGTTTCATCCGCAACGGGTATCATCCCGTCGATCAGTTCAATGACCGCCAAAGCCTGTTCCAAGTTCATGCCGCCGCTTTCCTTTCTTCATTATCATTCGCCGCAACCTGCAATCCACGCGACGGAGGGAAGCGCTTAATCACGCGCCCGCTTTCGCCGTCCTGTCTGTGCAGCGTCACCGATTGCATCGCGCTGCCCGATCGATACCCGTGCGCGTGCGCGAATGAATCTCGCGGCACAGGCTGGCTAAAGGACTCGCAAATCAGCGAGCCGATTTGCTTCTTTGTCTCGTGGTGAATGTGTCCAAAGATGCACCATCGATACAGGGACGCATTCCAGTATTCCGGATTATCTTCGGCCATCATCACATACATACGATCAGGCTTCATCGTATGGCCGTGCGTGGCGCCCGTGTAGTTTACACCGAACAGATGGAAAAAGTGGTCGTTGTTGGCGTCTTCCGTATCGATCTCGACGCGCTCTTCATTTGCGTAAAACAGCCCCAAGGCGATGTTCAACCACATAGCCGACTCGGGGTCGTGGTTGCCTTTGAGGTTCTTTACGATGACGCGCTTGTGCCGCTGCAACGCCAAGTCAATCGTGGTCCGCAGCATATTGACGCCCGCCCACTTAACCTTGTGGCTGCGTCCATCAACGTCCAATTGGTGACCTGATGCCGGGGTTACGTTGCGCTGGTCGTCGGCGTGGAAGAAATCACCAGTGTTGATGATGACGCCGGTTTCAGCGGGCGGCGATTCGCCTATCAGGCGATGTAGCGTTCCACCGACACGGGACACGCCAATCTTCAGATCGTTGGATTCGCCAGTTTCCTTGACGTGTGCAAGCATCCCGATGTGTGGATCGACTATTGGATAATAGTTGCACAGGTCCGCATAGGTTTCTCTCGGCGGCCGGACCAGCTTAGCGAAGCCTTTGTATTGGCCAAACTCGGTGTGGATGGCTGCGGCGAGCGCCATCGTGTCGGCTGAGTCCTCTCTTGTCTTCACCCACTTCTGGATAACCCGGCCTTCGGCATCCACCAGCGCGGACTCACCCTTGATGGCGTGACCATCAATCGGCGCATATACCTCGCCCGGCTCCTTCGTTTGCTTGACCCAAGCGTCACCGACCTTTGCCGCCACGCTCTTGATGGCAAATCCTGGCATTGCTGCCGGGTGTTCCAATAGCATCCCCTTCTCAGCCGCCCTCCGTAGCCGCGATTGCACGGTTTCCCGCGCCAGCCCCATGGCCTTAGCCGTGGCGGACTGGTTGCGATCGCACGCGGTATAGGCGGCTACCGTGGCCGCAAGGTCTTCGTCGCTGACTGGTGGTGTGCTCATGAAGCCCCGTTGGATTGTGTTGACAATGATATTTGAGCCTGCGCGCGGGATTTTCGGACCGGCTAAGAAAATTTAGGCGCGGCGTCGACAGTGAAAGACAACCCTACCTCCCTCCCGCGGGCGAAGGATTAGGGAGACCGGCAAAGAAAAATTTGGCCCCGATTTACGGGGCCTGCTTTTGGTGCTGTGCAACATAATAAGGACTGGCCGGGTCCACCCGGGCTGCGTGGTTATCCAAGGCCAGCCCGAGCGCCATGGCGAACGGGAGCAAGAACCCCAGCGCCACGGCCCAATCTATAATTCCCTCGATCACGGCTTCGGCACGAAGTGCATTAGGAATGTATCGAAACGGTCACCAAGCCGGTTGACCGCGTCGGTAAACTCCTTGAGCGTTTCGCGGCTGACGTACTCAGACGCGACGTGCTCTTTGTGGTCGGCCAGTTCGCGGGCCAACTCTACGGCCCTCGCGCTCGCCCCCGAGGCCAGTGTCTCGGCCGCCGTAATGCGCCCATCGGCGGTAGTCAGGCGTCCGGACAGTTTCCATATCCAACCCACCACCGCCAAAAGAACGGTCACTGCGACGCCGGCAATTGCTTCAATGCCCATCACCGCCACCTCTTTTGCAAGTCGCCGTACCAGGCCAGAAACCGATTTCCGCACGCCTGCATGACGGCAGAGCGGACACGATCCTGCTTCCACAGGGATTCGACTTCGGCCACGGTTAGGGCCTTGGCTGGCACCTTCACCGGACCTCGCCGGAAGCACGCCTGAATGTCAGCGGGGACCGTGGGCAGCGCCCCCGAGGTGGTGCCGGAAGGCTGGCAACCGGCCAGCATGAGGCCCGCCACTAGCGCGGCGGCTGCTACAGTGTATTTCAATGGATATCTCCCACCCTCTTCGCCGCATCTTCCGGAAGGCACTGGTTGTTATTGGACGGCGTCTGTGCCGCCAGCGCCTCCAGTTCTGCAATTCTGGCATTAGCTGCCAAGGCGCGCTTGACGTCGGCCTGATTGACGTCGCGCAGCGTGTCCAGTCGGCCTTGCAACACTTTGGTTTGCTCCGCGACCTCCTCGGTTACGCGGCGGTCGTACCCGTTCTTATCGAACTGTTGCGCGTACAGGCCGGCAGCAGCCACCACCAAGGCCGCAACGGCAACCTTCCAGTTCTTCGCGAACCACGCCACCGCGCCCAACGCCACGACGGCAAGCACGACCACTAGAACAAGCGCGAGGTTCGCGCCCAAATACGAAAGCAACCACACTAACGCGGCCCCCACGATGCAATGATAATGATGACTATGATGATGACTGCGGCCAGCCCGAGCGGTCCAAGCAACATGCGCGCCTCCACTATCGGGGTGGCGCGGGTGCGCCTACGTAGCTACAGCCCGCATGGCTACAGGCCGGTAAGACACAGGCGTTCTTCGGCCTTGCGCCGGTTATCCAGCCCGCGCACCACCTTGCCGCCCGCCCGGTTGTAAAGCCGCAGCGCGTGGCATGCGCCGCGGAAGTCGCCCGCCTTCAAGGCGCGAACCATGCTAGAATTGCAGAACGCGCCTGATCCGAAGTTGTACGCGCCCGACACGAACGCCACGCGCATGTTGTCGGTCAGTTTGGCCTCAATGAATGGCCCCCAGCACGACGATATCTCGGCGTAATAGCGGGGCAGTTTCTGCGCCAACAGATCGCGGCATTCCTGCTTGCTGTATTGCCGGTTTTCGACGTTCTCGGTTTCGCCATAGCAAACCGTCACCACGCCAACGATGTCCCGGTACGGCTTGGTGTACAGCCCCTCCCACGGCATGACGAACAACGCCGCGGCCAGCGCCACGCCAGCCGCCAGGCCAGCGCCTTTTTTGGCATTCGGTCGGGGCATTAGGCCTCCGCCCCCGGCTGCTTAAGCAAGCGCGCCCCGATCAGGACGGCCCAGCCCAGCGTGTTGAGTACCAGAAACCAGACAGGCGGCATGACGTACACAAACGCCGCCAGCCCAAGCATCGCGCCGTTCAAGGCCCCGAAGAACAGACCGACGCGGATAGACCACAGGCGGGTTAATTCGGTGCGCCAGCGGGGGATTAGGCGCAAACGGGCGCTGCCCGGTAAGGGGTTGGCCATAGGTTCTCGTCCTCTGAATTGGAGGTGGGGGTGAACTAGCGGGTTGCGGTTGGTTTGGTGCGGTGTTTAAGTCCGTCCCGGAACATGGGCACGGGGCAAAATGCGGTACTTGATCGTTGTTGCGTCTCTCGCGCTGGCCGGATGTAGCGGCCTTCAATGGGACAGCGGAGTGACCTGGGCTCCTGATTTCATTAAGCAGGAACAGTCGAAGCCATCATCTATCGAACCAGAGCCGCTTCCCGACGTAGCGGCCATCGTCAAAACGCAAGGCGCTAAAACTTTCTCAAATCTTCAATCGATCCAGATCAGCGAACCTTGGCCCGACAGTAATCACTGGAAACTCTGCGCAAGGGTCCGCAGCCTGAGCGTAACGGGGGCGCCGGTCAGCGGCACCTACACCGTTAATGTTGTTGGTGGGAATCTCCGTGACCCTCGCCTCGACACCGCCGGCGTCTGCACAAAGTTGAAATATAGAGCACCGGTCTAAAGTAGCAGCGAAGAACCGTGGTTATCGATCGCATGCACACAGCGGCCCGTTGAAAGGGAACAACAGCAGTGTTACAACCCGACCTTTAAACGAAGGGTTGTAATTATGGATTTGCGAGAAAATTTTGGGCCGTTTATTGGAATTTTGTCAGCGATTTCAATGCTTTTTCTATTTGCTTACACTGTCTACCTTGATAGCCCACAATATCTGCGTGAGCAGATCGCCTTTGAATGCCAGCATTCACCGAAAGCGTGCGGGAAAGCGGAGCATGTGCGCGTAAGCGACCGCATCGGAAACATGCAGAAGTAAGCCGTTCGGGAAGACATCCGGACGCGCCGCGACGGTATCGAGAATGGTGTCTCTAACCGTCGGCTCCCACGCATCCAAAAGCATCAAATGCGTGAACAGCAGGCCACGAGAGTATCCTATCCTTTCGCTGGTCCCACCCGTGACCCGCAAGTCCATTTTCCCGATGAATGTGTTGATTGATCGATTCTGACGGATGACGAGACCAAGAACCGACCAGAGAAGCCCGACGCGAACACCCTCATCAAGTTTCAGCCCGCTTTCGTCGAGATAGACTAAGGCCGGCAGGGTGATCGCGGCCTTCCAAAATTGTTCCTCGTACTGATCTTTCGGCAGAACCTGATAGGGCCAGCTGAGCGCTGTGCGTCCGATCTCTGTGTTCATCGGCGTCGCGTGCGCGACGAAGTAATGCTCGAATCCGACAGCGAAGTCGCGAAAAGCCGGATCGCCTCCATACTGAAATGCAAGCATTGATGCTTCCGCAAACGCTGCCATGTGATTGATCGCGTCGTGTTCCCCGCTCCAGAGATTGCGGAAATATCGCTGATCGCCCTCGATGACTTGCTCGGCTAGGTACGGTTTCAGGATTGCGATGCCGCGCTCAGCAAACGATAGAATCTCTTCTTTCCGCTTGGCGTCGAACTCTTTGTAGCCTCGAATGTCGAGCGCAAGCCGTATCATCGGGGTTATGATTCGCGCCGGCAGAGTGATCTCCCTGCCCGGCTTGCCCGGCTCGTTCAGGCTCCAACCATCGATATTGTCCCGGCCGAAGCTATCCTTGCGGCCCAGCACACGGTCGGTGTGTGCAAACGCTTGGCGCGCACCACGCAAAAACATGTCGATATATCGAAGATCGAACGTCGCCATGAAGGCGTCGATCTCTGCGTTCGCGGCGTAAGCCCATCCCCAGGCCAACGCGCTTCCGGGATCGGTCGTCAAATCACTGTTGGCGAGTGCGGCATCCCGTTCAGCCAAAAACTGATACAGCACCTCATGTGAGGCTGGCAGCTTTATAAAAGCGAAGTACGCTTTCCGACAGGCGACATCCAATTCCATCGGATCAGGCCTGCGGGCGGCAAGTTTTTCAAGCGCGGAGATAGTGTCCTGAAAGCTGTGCTCGTCCGGGAAAAGTGAGAACGCGGCTTCAACGGTGCTCCGGCTAATTCGTCTGGACAGAAGGTCCTTTTGCAGATCGTTATACGATGCAAGTGGCGTGCGGGCGAACTTAGAGAGGGGCGGCTCGATGCCGTCATGACCCGGGAGCAAGAGCCCAGCCAAGAGGACGGTCACAGCAAAAAACGCTCGAAAGATCATGCAGGTTCCCGGGTCGAGTACGCCTGCATAAGCATTTGACAAGCACAAATCCAGTGGGCAGTTTCTCTCCGTTCATCCTCCCTCCAAGTTCATCCCATGACCCGATTTTCTTATTTCGCGCTGCCCATTTGCTCGGTTCTGTTCTTATTTTCGGCATTCTACAAAAACTTAGTTCCATCCCCCGTCGACCTGTCCGTGGTCGCCGGCGCGCTGGTCTGTATCTGCTTGGTCCCATGGTGGCGGTCCTTCGCTGGTTTGAAGCAGCCTCTCGTGCTTCTGATTTTGGCGCTGAACCTGTACCTAGCCATCAGATTGTTCCCCGAGTACCCCAACTGGGGAATGCGAAAATTGACAGCGGCATTTCTATTCGGCCTGCCGGCGCTATGCGCTGGGTATGTTATCGCGAGTGATGGTAGACTTCGCGGGGTGACGATGTGGACATTCTCGCTGTTGTCGATCCCCCTCGCCGCAATCGTAGTCATCGAATCTCTGTCTAGCCCACTCGATTTTTCCACGATTGGCGGGTCAGGATATCAGATCACCGGAATGTTCTTCGCATTCGCGATGATTGCTAGCGCAGTTCTCGCTAACCCCTACACCATGGCGGCGTCAGTCATCGGCGCCTTGGTTTGCGGCAATATCACAGGCATCGCGTTTGGCGGTGCCGCCGTTATTCTCATATGGCTGCGGCGGTGGGACTTAAAAGATGTTTTAAAACAGGCTGCATGGTCTTTGGCAGTCGTCGTCGCCTACACCATTTTAGTAGCTCCGCCGCTGGCGATTCAGCGGACTCTGTTGACCTCTCTCGGGCTAGCCAAGCGCACCGAACTAGTTGAACCGCCGAAAGCCAGCGCCACCGTTCCGGAGATGTTTAAATCGATCACCACCAATCCGGACAAGCTCGAAGAGAACGCCACCACAAGCACTGAACGTCTCGACATCTGGAAGGCCGCGATCAAAAAGATTGAGCAAAAGCCTTTTTGGGGCTGGGGCTACGGCGACGTTAAATACGGAGCGGCCACCATGGCACACAACGTATTTCTCGAAATGCTCGCAGAAGGCGGCCTCATCGCGTTCGGTCTGATGCTCGCAATCTTCGTCGTTGCCTTTAGGCAGGTCTGGCTTGCTAACGACAGCTTGGCGCTTGGCTTCTTGTTGCTCGTGTCGCTGGATCTGATGATTTCTGCGATTTGGGGTTTACGGATTTCGCTATTTGCGTTCGGGCTGGCCGCCGGGGCGGCCTACCATAAAGTCAAAAGCCCTCAGCCTCCCACTTGACGTGAACAGTCCCATCCTCACCAAAAACTGCGCCAGTCGCCGTTGCAATTAGAACCGTCATGCCGGTATATGCGACGGTCGGGCATGACGTTTCCCCAAATCGAACTGACCCTATGCCTGATGTCATAGGCTGCGCCGAGGTGAAGATCGGCGGCGAGGTCGCCGAGAAAAATTCGGGGAAGTCAAACGATGCTGTTGCCGAACTCGCCGCCGATGCGAGGGCAACGTCGACATAGCCCACTTGCCGCGTCGGATACGACAACACCTTGACGGTCGCTCCGACGTTGTAGGTGACGTTGTTCGCGCCTCCCAACGTAATCTCATTCCGCCCGAAAGCGATAATGTTCGTATTGTTGTCAGCGATTGCGACGCCGACAACTGAGTTATAGCTCGACGGAACAAGCGTCGGCTTGAACTGCAACGTGTTCCCGCCGATGTAGCCACGATTGCCGATGCTGGAAGCACGAATGAAGGTCGGGTCCGTAACCGTGGTGCCGAGCACCGAAACTATGGTGTTTCCTTCACACCGGAATCCGTCATTCAGGAAGTACCAGTTAATGCCACCCCACTCCGGCTCGATGATAATGTTGCCGCGCGCGATCACGCCGCTGGTGGCGAAGAAATGCATTGCCGCAAGTTCAAGCTCCTCGTTGCCGAAATGCTTGATGATGTTGCCCTCGACGATCGTATTGGCGTTCGCCGTGATGAGCGTCGGTCCCGCACTGCTTTGGCCGCCCATGCGGATGCCGCACCCTTCGTAGGTGCCGACCAGCAGATTGCCCGCGATGATGTTGGTGTTCGCAACCTCTGTACCGGGGCTGTCGAACGTGCAGTTCACACCATGATGAACGTTGATCGCCGAGTTATCGACGACACGATTGTGGTTGCCAGCATGGATATCGTAACCGGTGTAGATGAGGTTGTTGAGCACAGTGTTCTGCGTGATCAGAACGTCGAACGGGGCTGGGCTCGCCGTGATGTTCGTGTCGAGCGGCGGCACGGTTTCTCGCGTGCAGGAGATGCCGTAGGCCGAGGCACCAATGCCGGGCCCTACCGTATCTACGAGATTGCTGCGAATTTCGGCATGCAGCGGAGACAGCAACATGATCCCCGCGTAGCCGACATCTTTGATGCGACAGCCGGTGACCTTCGCGTTGGACACAAATTGTCCGAAGATCGCGTAGCCACGGAACCCCGTCAGGTGGCAGTTGTGGATCTCGACGCCATCGATGAACGTTGGGGCATCCGGCGCGTTGCTGACGCCGACGAACTTATAGGCGTGCTGGAATCCGTCCGCGACGGTAGAACCGGCAGTCCCGGTGCCTGTCGCGTGCAAGGACAGAACGACACATCCGGCGGCGATGTTCAGGAAATCGATTCCGCTCGTGGTGTTGATCAGCTTCGCGCCGTTACCGAACACCAACGTGTTGGGCGACAGCGTCAGCTCATCAGTGATGAAGTATGTTTTGCCCGGCGTGAACTTAAGAATCTTCCCCGCGGCGAATGCCATAGCTTCTTGAATGGCGGCCGTGTCGTCAGTCGTCCCGTCACCGACTGCGCCGAATGCGGCAACATCTACTTCGGTTGCATTATTTACCCACCAACCGCCGTTCGTGGCATCAGTCGAACCATCCGGCAAGAAACGATCCGTAGACCGAAACCCGCCACGTGCCGGCGCCGAGGCGACACGGCTGTACATCTGCAAGGGCGCGTCGCCGTGGTTCGCCCAACCAGCGGTCAGAAGATATGAGCGAGAGGCAATAAACGACGAGAGTTTTGCCGTCGCAACGGAGGCAATGGTAGGAACGTCACCAGCGCCGACTGTTGCAGCTAGATCAGCCGCCTCGATCGCGCGGTCCCGAGCATCTACCGCAGTCGCGGCGGCGCTCTCTGCGGCAGCTTGGATCGCCGCGCTGGCCTGATCTGAGATCAGCCGAAAATCTGTGCCGTCGATATAGCCAGAGATGAGCATCCCGGCAACCAGACCGCCAATGACCGGATCGTTACCTGATGACGTTCTGATGCGGAGAGGGGCCCCGCCATTCAACGCGACCGTAACGGGTGAGGCCGTGTTGGTGCTCGTGATGTTCAGGACGATAAGCGAGTCGGTAGAGGCCAGCGGATAGTCGTTCGTGGCAATGATCGCACTGGCGCTGCCGGCGCCATCGTTCTGGGCGCGATAGAACGAATACGGAAGGTTAGCGAGTTTGGTCCAGGTCCCGGCACCGGACGCGCCCGATTTTTGATAGACGCCGTTGAACGCTGGCGTGGGATCTAGGACAACCCACGCCATCTTCATCGCATCGTAGTTCAGGCTCGCATAGGCCTGTGCGCGCGTCGTAAAAACAACGCCGCCACCCACCTGAAAGCCACTCAGCATGGTCTCAAGATATCCGCCCCATGCACGGATATCGCGTTTGGCAGGCTGGTTCGGCCCCGACGCGGGAATACCGATATTGCTATAGTCACGCCAAACCTCTGCCGCAGTGAGTGCCATGGCCAGTTTTCCTTATTTAAGTGAATGTGCCGAAGCAGACGATTAAGCGATCTCGTAAAATCCAGAGACACTCAGGACCGATCCGTCGCCAAACGGGAACGAACCGTCATAAAGATGAGAGAAGCTGTAGTTGCTGAAGACCTGAGAGCAGAGGCTCTTGCCGCTGTTGATAAAGACGCCGAGGCAAGGCAGCTGCGCTGCAACAGTGTGCGGAAGTGACCCGCGGATTTCGCCGCCAGCCGTTCCGATCGTCGTGATTGTCAGGATCTGGCGAAACAAGACAAGCTTGCCGAGAACAACATAGGCCCCGGTTGCGCTTGCAGCCGTGATAGCTCCCGTCGTTGACGTCACGACCGGCGTATACGCAGTCCACGCTCCAACCCCCAAGAGCGCAAAGATATCCGCCGCCGTCGCGCCGGTCAGCAAGGACCGCCCGAGCGCGGCAGTGGTCAACGATGCGATAGCCGTAAGGTCACTATCAAGTGGTTGCTTCCCGGCCAGCGCCGTGGTGACCGTGGTGGCGAAGTTGGCGTCGTCGCCGAGCGCGTCGGCAAGCTCTTTCAGTGTATCGAGTGTGCTGGGCGCTGCATTGACGAGCGCCGCCAGCGCCGCCTTCACAGCCTTTTGCGAAGGGATTTTGGAATCACTATTCGCAGCCATCGTGCTGTCAGTGTCGATGGCAGCAGTGTCCACCTTTCCGGCGGCCGCCGCATATAGCTCGGTGTCGTTGGCGTTGATCTTCTGAAACGCCGCCCGAATGGAATCACCAGTCCCATCATTCGCCGCTGTGCCGACATTAATCGCCTGTTGAGCCATCAGGAGTGGTCCGCCGTAATGAGAGTGGAGTCTGCCGTGTAAAGATTGCTGTCCGCCTTGAACGGCAGCAGCGACCAAGAAGAGATAGAGCCGCGCGGGCCAACCGTTGCCGCCTGAACGATGTAAGCTGAACCAAGCTGCACCAGGCCCGTCGTGATGCTCACCGTGGTGCCGTCCGAATTGGTGTCGTCGCCGCTTGCCTCGACCCAAGGTCCCGGATTTCCGTCACCGGCATCGGCGATGCGATATCTGACCAGGTAGGAGACGTCACTGCGTCCCGGATCGTCGAATGTCACCAGCAGGCGATAGCCATCAGTGTCATTACCGGTGAGCGTACTGTTCACACTCGTCGGAACAGGAAGTGCATCGCTGCCGATTGATGGCGGGATGACGGGCGCCCGCCCCTCATCTTCGATCGGATCATAGGCCTCGATATCGTCGCCGATCAGGTTGAAGTTGAACGTCACCCGACCGGCCATCAGATCGAGATCCGCGCTTTGAATCTCGATTACGCAATCCTGCAGACCCGAGACGAACGGATATTGCAGCCGGACCCAACGGCGGCCGATTGCGCGCAGCCCATACAGCGTCGTGGTGATCGACCCGGTCATTGCCGGGTTAAGGCGCTGCATGGCGCGCGACGCGAGCCGTCGTGCCTGCGAATTGCTCTGCACCCACGACAGATCGATTGGCTGGGACCGGACCACCCCGGCTAGCGAGATTGCATCTTCATCGCGCCAGGTCTCGGTCTGAACCGAGGAATAGTTCTGCTCCGGGTCGGTGAAAGTGATGTCCAGCTGGTTGACGGACTGTTCGTCGGGTTGGCCATAGCTCACCGAGAATGCAAGGATATGCTTCTCGTTCAGCGTGACATCTGGCTCGCGGTAAAAGCCGACGACGATGGAGAACGTGCCGTCCCCATTTTCCGATAACCACCCGTCGCACGTCGACAGGATGCCGTTGATGACATCCTCCGGCTTGTTGTCGAACTGAAACCAGATCGAACATTGGTAGCGCGGCTCGAATGAACCGTCTGCTTTCTCCACGAACTCATCGCATAGATCGGCTTCATGGAGCCAGGCACCGAGAACAGGAGCAATGACTGTGTCGTAGTCCAGTCCAAGGCCACCATCGGCCCGGGTCAGATAATCCATCAGTTGAATGACGGGATTGAATGATGTCTTCCACGTCGATTCATCGCTGCGGATCTGCGTCAGGTCGCGCGGGTCCCAAACAACGGAACAGTCGGCCACCACGGAAAGGACCGGCAGTCCCCTCGGATAGATCTTCTGGAAGTCCTTCTCCTTGACGCCGGAACAGACCAGAGAGGCCCATGCGATGCCCTTGCCGGCATGTTCTGCGGTCCAGGTTGCACCGATGCCGGGCAATCCGATGAATTGCGCGAGCGGAGGCGTGTCTGTCCCCAGCGTCGTTTGGATTCCGACGTTGTGGCCGCCGTACCTGCCATCATCGCCCGGGAGAACGCCATAGGTGTCCGGGATCAGCGTGACCAAGTCATCGTGCAGATAGTGCGCGACGACGCCACCGATCCTCCCGGAATGAAAGGCCATCACGTCGCAGGAATTGCCTGCGGCTTCCTCAAAATACATGTAGTAACCGGCGAGCCGGTTGCGGCCATAGCCACGAATGCGCGGCGGGACCGCCTGTTTGATCGGCTGGGTGCCGTCCGCCGGCTTCGGCAAACTGGGCCGCAGCGCATACTGCAGACCAATCGAAACGCCGATCACCGCGGCCGTCCCGACGATCGAGGCGGTGCTGACGCCAAGAATTGTCGCGGGGATACCGGCTGCGCCCGCCGCCTCGGCCGCGGCGATGATGATGGCGCCGATCGTCTCAACCATTTAGAACGTCCAAGCCTTGACGGTCGGCAACAGATCGTCTCGCGCGATCACCAGGCCGCGATCAGCGGAAATAACCGCACGCATCGATTCCGAAACGCAGATTGAACCTGTCGGAAAGCGCAGGATCTTGCCGTGTCGTACAGCGATCGGCGCGCTCACCAACATCGGGTCACCCGCCTTCGGTTCGTCGGTCTCGCGCAACCCGATTGCAGCCGCGCGCGCGGCGCAGGCCGTCACGAACCCACCTTCCTCACGAAGCATCTTTCGATATTCTCGATTGGACGAATACGTCCCGCGGCGATCGGCGATCGGGTCACACCCCGTCACCGCCAGGATCCAGTCCGCCATAAAGACACAGCAATCGAGAGCCCCGGGCCTAAACGGCCGCCGGGCTACCGCCGCGAGATAGTCGGCGAGCATTGAATGAACCGGTTATGGTCATCACTCCATGACTGTGGGTCGTCACGATCCGCGCCGCGTTTCAGCCACTTCATAGTGAAATAAACGCCGCAGGAAACGCTGGCACCAAAGCCAAATCCGACAACACACAGAACTGCGAAACTCAAAATCGTGGCCATGTCTTGCTGAATCCCGTTGCATAGAGTGGCGTGCGTTCACAGAACCGGTCGCCCGGGTGGCGCGCCTGCTGATCTTGATCAGTGAAATACGAATAGGACGGGCGCCGACGCCCCGTGGTCAGGCTCCCGACCGAGAGTGTTACGGTGCGGACGACCGGAGTATCCGGGTTATCGGTGATCGCCTGCTGCACGCTCAGAAAGTCTGCTATGTAGTTCTGACACCACTTCACCGGACCCAAGAGCTGCCATTGGCCGTTCATCACCGCAAAGCCGACAGAACAGCGTTTGCCCTTGACCTGTTCGGCATCTCCCCCGCTGGCGATCTTCAGAATGTCGCCAGACACGCCGCTGACGGTGAAGTCGACACGTTCGGCCGCGCCGTTGATGAGCTGCTTGAAAGCAGGAACGCTCGCGATCTCGCCAAAACCCGCGTAACTCGCCCCGGCCGGATCCAGCACATTGACGCCCGGCTCGATCCTACCAACGCCGAGCCACAGCCGCAAAATCGGGTCGGTTTCGAGGCGGAAAAACACTCCGATATTGTGAACGCCGGATTCCAGCGCCGGAGCCTCTGCATCGTTCAGGATCACTGGAACGCCTCGACAAAGCTGGCGTCAGCACTGTTGAACGTCCACGGCTGAACGCTCAGGTCCATCGCCCCTGCATTGGCAAGACGCATCGTGCAACGCGGCCGATCGAACTCAACATCCGTTCCGCTCGCGACGGCCTCGCGAAGCGGCGGATTGAACGTGACAACGGCATGAGCCGCGTCGACATAGTCGACAGTCGCGATCTCGTAGAGCCGCCAGCCGACTGTCGGGTGGTTGATTGAGAAGCTTTCGCCTCCAACCAAAGGCCCCGCATTCAGCAACTGCAACCCCAGCGTCGTCGCCCGCAGCGCCGCGGCGTCATAGGTGATCACGTCGATGACAGGCTGATAATAGCCGGTTCCGTCGTCAAAAGGCGTTCCGTCGCTGTGACGAATCAGACCAAACTCGCTTGCGCCCGACGGAAACGGCCGAAACAAAGCGTCGTTGCGCGGCACCACGATCACATTGACGCCGCCGGCGCAGACCTGCCGGACGGCGCGCCAAAGCAACGTGCTAAACTTCGGACGATCTCGACCGATATCGCCGATGCCCTTCCGACCACTCAACGACACCGCGCTCATCGTGCAGGTCCAATAGCCGCCACCATCCGACCGACCAATGGTCATGACGCCCGCGCCGGTCTGCCCGGGCGCCATGGTGTTGCCGGCAATGTTCCAGGCGTGCGACCGCTCCCTTAGGAGAGCCCGAGGGAATTCCGGCACCATCAGGACACACCCGTGAGCTGATACCGCTGCGAGCTGATCGTTGCCCGCTGCTGCGAGGCGATGGCGCGGCTGTGAGCATTCAATACCCGTTCCAGGCGAGAGATGGCAGCAGGGTCGGCGCCGGACGCGTCGACGTTGTAAGTAATAGACGTTGACGGGGCCATGCCGCCCTGTCGCAGGACGTCATTCGGCACGATCTGCGATCCGCGAGGGATGTTCAAAAGCTCGGGGCCGTTCTCGCCAACCAGCGATAGACCTCCCTTAGCGTAATCGGTGCCTGAAGCGTACATGCCGCCGGTTGCTGTTAGCGACAAACCAGTGCCGCCCGTGGCAGCGCCACCGCCACCAAACAGGCTGAACAGATTGAACCCGCCGCCACCAGATCCGCCGAATGCAGCCTTCCATAGGTTGTCCGCTGCCATGCTTGCCAACTTGTCAGCAATCTTGCCCAGCGCGTTTGACGCAGCAGTCTTGAGCGCGTCCATAGCAGATGCGCCATTTCGGATTTGCTGCACGAAGTCAGTCATAAACCCACGGTTGATGTCTTGTCCCATATTGGACAGTTCACGCATAGCATTCAGAGCGCGTAAACCAGACGCCTCAACGCTATTCAAAGACTCCGCAACCGAGTTGTATTGACCGCGCAATTGCTGCGCGATCTGCACGTCTTCCGGCGTCAAAAATGCCGTTTGTTTACCGAACCCAATATCGCTCGCAACACGAGCCTTCTGCATGGCGAGCTGCGCTTTGCCGTAGGCATCCGCCACTTGTTCGATAACCTTGCGTTGCGCCTCCGTAACGACATTGTTGCCAAGGCCAGCCGCGGTATTCGCCTGCTTCGCTACAGTTTCAAGTTGCGCCGCGACTTTTGCGCGTCCGCGCGCTTCAGTGCCGAGATCCAGAGCCGCCGCCTCTGCCTGCAATGCGGAAGTGCGTTTTTCAATATTTCCTGCAGCACTATCGAATCTATCGACGCCAGCATCAGTCGGCTTCAACTTCGGCGCAGGTCCGGCACCGCGTGACGGTTGACGCTCTTGAGCGGGCGGAAGATTTCCGAATCGCTCATTGAATGTTGCGGGGCGGTTATTGATGGCGTCCACCGCAGCGCCGGCCACAGTTACTGCCGGTCCAATAATTGGATTGATTTTTGCAGCGACCCAAGCAATCGTTTTAAGCCAATCCGGAATCTTAAAATTATTCGCGATCTCAACAGCACGCGCGATTAGGTTGACCACATCGGCCCAATGGCCCTTGATCGTGATCATAACGGACGCGAGCTCGTTCCACGACGGTTTGAGCGACCGAGAAAGACGGTCGTTCGCCATCTTCAACTGATCGTCGATTTCCTTTGCCCGCTGGACAAGTTCATTTGGGAAAATACCGTCTTGCGACTTCTTCAAGTCGTCCATCGTCGCCAGAATGCCCTCGGCCGACGTCTTCCCTTGGCGGATACGGTCCACAAACTGTGTTCCGAACATTTTTTCGCCGACGTCAAGCGACGCCGCGTGCTGGCCGACCTTATCTAATTCGACCATCGACTTAAGAACGGCTTGAACTTTCTCTTCTTGCGTTTGAGCATCGCGAAAAAGAACAAGACCCTGCAACTGCGTGCCCGCCGCCTTTGCGACGGTCGCGTTGTATACGCGGAGCGCCTTTTCGACGTCGGTAATACGCTCCTTGCCGGTCTCCCACTTCGAAAGATCGATAGGTGATTTATCTTTGGTGGCGTTGAACGCATTCGACAGCGCGCCGTCTAATTCGTCAGTCGTAATCTTAAGTTTGCGCGCCTCGCCCTCAAACAATTGGAGGAACGCTGGACTAACCTTCATGTTGGACGCTTTGTCGGCGACCGCGACCATCGCGGCGATTTGGTCGCGCGCCGCACCAATCGCTTCACCCATAAGGTGAATGGCCTCATAGACGGCAAACGCACGCAACGCCAGCGGGGCAAGCGACTGTGCAAACCCCGTTACGGCCGGAACGCCGACCGCTGTAAACGCCTGAAATGATCCCTTGACCGCGGGCGATGCGAATACGCTCGCAACCTTAAGTCCCGCTTCAGTGGATTCCTTTACGGCGGTTTGCGTGAAGTCCTGAATTTGCGGTTTTACCTTGGCAAACTGATCGCCAAGAAACTTCGTCGCGTCTTGGACAGCCGGCTTGAATTTGTCGGACTTGATCGCAAGCTGTATCTGCGCCTTGGCTTGCATCTTGACGAATTCCTTGACGACAAAATCAGTCGCCGAGGAAGTCATGGACTTAGCTTCGCTGATACTCTTGTCGAACCCCTGGGTGTCTAACCCCATTGGAATGCGTAGTGCGGGGACTGCCATTTACGCGACCGCCCTTTTGCTAATACCGTGTGCGGCCAGCATGTCGTCAAACTCGTCGTTAGACATTGCTTCCGGCTTATCCGTCCCGTTCGCTCGATTCAGACCGTCAGCGTATGCCGCGATCTCCCAAATCGTGAACTCTTCCACTTCACGCGGCGACCACTCGGCCGCTGCACCAATTGCAATTACTTCAGATCGTCGGAGGCGCCCGTCGTCGTGGTAAAGCCGGGATTTTCCTTCGCCTCCGGCTCCAGTTTTCCCACGGGATCATCCGCAGGCGCTCCGAACAACACCGCGCGTACAATCGCGTATGCGAGCAAAACGCTATGAGACAGCGGGTTTTCGTCGACATGGTTCTTAACAGCCGCCATCGCCTGTTCCGGCGTCTTGCCACCACCAATCAGGCCAAGCCGGATTGTCTCACGCACCTCATTTATGCCATACGCGCCGCTTTCGAGCCGCCCCGCGATAACGCCGATTCCAGCCTTACACTTGTCTTCGAGGTCGAGAATGAGACCTACCTTGGAAAGGCAGAACTGATCTTCTCCGCCCGCCCAAACTATAGACACCGTACCGTTAGCGCTCATGACTTAATAGCCTCTTCAATTGCGTCTTGGATGGCTTGGTGGATTTCTTCTTTGTTGGCGCGATATGTATTGAAGAAGAACGGCTCGGCTGGATGATCCTTCGAACCAAACTCGACAGCGCGGCTGTAGTCGTAAGAAACGCCGCTACCTTGCCCAACCGGGACTTTCGATATCCCGCTATTATCTCGACCATCGATAATAACTGGAGACGTATAATCAGTGCTGCGGCCGTAATACTTCGTTGTCGCATCGCCACCGGCCGTCACCTCTAAATCGAGGTCGTTCTTTTTGCGCCGAACCATAACACTGTCGCGCAACGCGCCAGTTTTTACGGGCGCGGCAGCTTTTATCTTTTCCGCCAATCCGTCAGCCTGCTCTTTAATCGCAAGAGCAAGCTTCTTTTTAGCCTTGAACGACAGATCATCAAACCATGATTGAACGTCGTCATCAGGGCGTGCCATTTCTAAACAGCATCAACCCACGTCACCGCACCGTCATTGACGAGCGTGACGTCGACGGTAACCTTCTGGCCGCGTGTGCCGCCCAACTTGAACGCGCTCAGAATGAACGTGCCGGCATAGTGTCCCAGCGATGCGTTATCGAGTTTGATCTGGAGGTTGTGCGAAGCGGCGCTCATGAACCAATCGTTCCACTTCTGGAACGACTCCACGGCCATAACACCCGTACCGCTCACGGTCGCCGAGAGTGCGTTAACATCCTTGGCTTCCCACGCCGGGGCCTCGGGATTGTCGCAGTCAGGCAGCAACGTGGTATTGGTCGATGCAGCAAGATCAAATGACTTGGTCGTCAAGCCGCACGGCTCCGCGAATACTTCCGGGCTGGCGCCGTCGCCAACCAGGATCAACAGTTTGGTGCCGGGCAAAACAGTCGGCTGTGCCATAGTACGATGTTCCTTTCATAGAACAGCAAGCCGCGGTCTGCGGCGTCATAGCGCGTGGTGCGCGGTTTAGACTGGGGAAAGAAGCGCCCTGAATGTCAGCGATACCCGGCGCGTAATGCCGTCCGGATCACGGAGCGGCTGGTATTGCTCTAGTTCGAACACTACGACGTTGAAGCCGGCCACGCTTAGCGCATCTGGCTTGTCGTCTAACTTCGCGACGATGGCCGCCGCGATTTCCTTCGCTTCTTTGTAGCCGTTGTAGGTCGACCACACGTCGATGATTGGGAAACACTCGGCGCCGTCGATGCAACCGGCCTTGTCAGGTAGAACTTGGCAGTCGCCCAGACTTACATAAGGCGTTGCGGCGTTTTGCGGAGCGGCGTCGTAAACGCGGCCACCGACAGCAGTCGGGAGCGCGCCAGACGTAGTTAACGCGCCGAAGATGGCCGTCTGGAGCGAAAACGACGGGTCAATCATTGGCCTATTAACCGGCTAATAAAGCCATTGCCGTCCGTAGCGTTAATCTCCATTGGCTCAATGGGATCAACAACTTCACCGGCCCTCGCGGAGACTATTGCGCGGACAGCCGCTTCCGGCACCCGCTGGTATGTCTGGCCACCTAGATATTGCACGAAGGCGCGCGAGGTGGCACGGTAGGAGAAATCACGTTCCATTCTGATGGTTTTCATATGAAAACGATTTCTCTGGTAATTCTTCTGGCTCTGACCAGCGCCGCGAACGCGGCTACTGATGATGACATTATGACGTGTGCTGGAATACCGGACAGCAAGGAGCGGCTGTTATGTTTTGATGCAACCGCTCGGATGGTGTTGTCGCGTCGAATTAGTTCACCCGAAAACTACATCCTTCAGCGTTTTAAAAAGTCCGCCGACAAGTAGTTAAGGCGTCGCAGTTGACGGGTCTTCGCCATCTGTTTCAACCGCGAATTCCAGCATGTCGTTTCGCTGATCTGGATTGGCGGCTCCGCGGATGTTGTACGTCACCCCATCCACCACAACGCGATATTTTCCATCAATCAACCGCGTTGCCGTACTGCTGCGCACCCTTAGAACTCCCGCCGACGCATCCGCAATACGCCCCTGCTGGATCTTCTCGCGCGCACGCTCGGGCGACAGTTGCGACCAGACCGTGACGTATTCCTGCCACGACAGCGTGGAGCCGCCTGCGCCGTCTGAGACGGAAACCTGCGATTCGAAGCGGGCGCGCTTGTTGAGGGTGCCGGCTTTCATTCTACAGTGATCTCGCAACGCGTCCCGGTGAGCCAAGCGCCAACCAGAAACACGCGGCCAGCAAGCCAGAGGCGCGGCTTCCACATGCGCGGCAACCTTACGCGCAGCGTAAGCATCTCAATGGCGCGGACTTCAAGGTCGTGCGCGGTCATTGCCTTACACCACAACCCCCGGCGCAACAATCCGAACGGCGAGCACCGACGTCGACTTGGCAATACCAAGCTGACAGACATTCTCACCAGTCGTGAGATCGGCCGCGGGCTGAATGCCACCCGCAGTTTCGGACAAATAGTACGCGGTGCCCTTTGTGAGCGTGGCGCCGATCGTTACGTCACCCTCAACCTGCACCGTGACAGGCTGGTTCAACGCGGCGCCATTCAACGCAATGCCACCGGCAGTCTTCGCCGCAGTCGTCGCCGAGTCGCTGTCAGCCAACTTCCACTTGTTCACGGTCGTATCGAAATACACAACCTGCCCTGCCGTAATGGCTTCCCCGGCCGTGCCGCTAGCGCGCTTGCCGGAGCCGTCGCCAACAACACTCGTCGCAGTAATCGTAAGATCGGTCATGGTTCCTCCAATAGCCGCTAGATGCCGCGGCGATAATTGCTCAAAAGACTGTCAAACGCCGTCCAACTCGGGACGGCGCCGTTCTCGCGAACGGCATAAGCGTCTGCAATGAAAAGCAGGATTGCGTGCTTCACGGCGGGTGGCACTTCTGCATAGCCGACCGTGGCCGTCACAGTTATGCGCGATCCCGTCTGCACCACAGGCCACACCTGTCCCGGCTTCAACACAATCGCGGTGCTCAACCCATCAGAGTGTAGTTCGTAAACTGTGTCGGGTAACGTCTGCTCTGCGCCCGCTGCATCGATATACGTAATCGACGCTACAGCGCTGACGGGCGCAATCGGCAGATAAGCAATATCTGCAAAACTATCGCACTTTACCTCGACTGTGCGCGAGACAAGCGGCGTATTGCAATACTTCTCGACGTGATCCGTCGCCGCCGCAATGAGCAGCGCAATGTCTGTGGCATCATCCGCGGCATCGATACGAAGGCGCAGCTTCACTTCGTCTGCCGTAACCGGCAACGTTGCAGGTGCTTCCGTGACCTTCGCCGGATACCACATTAGATTTCCTTGCGCGGTCGTCCACGCCTGCGCTGTTCGGTTGCAGGTTCGGCAACAACCGCCCGCTCAACGCGATGCTCAGCAACTGGCACCGCGTATTCCGCGGCAATCAACCGAACGGCCTCAGCATCCGGGAAATCCCGCTCGTCGCCCGGCGCCAGCAACATGCCGGGGCCGGACAACTCAACCAGCATACGAACAAGCATTAGCCCGCACTGACCGTCAGAACGCCACTATTGCTCCACAACAGACCTGCGACGTTAGGATCTGCGGTCGGGATGCCGGTGACAATCGCTTTGCCGGCGGCGTTCACGGTGAAGATCATGTTACCAATAGCGATTACACCTCCGGCCTCAGCCGTGAGTTTGTCGCCACCGACATCACGATGGACTTTGCCACTATAATCAGACATTCATTCCTCCAATTAAACCAAGGGAAGTGGCGGGCCGTTGCCAGCCCGCCGTGTCCGATTACGGCTGCAACAGATGCTTGACGGCGGCAGTGTCACCAAGCTCGCCATCAAGGTAGATCAGGCCAGCGATGCCCAGATCCGGCCAATAGGTCTCACGCTTGACACCAATCATCGGCGAACCAACCTTGCGAACGAAATACTTGCCGAAGTCGCCGAACAGGATGGACTTCTTGCCGGTAGCAACGCCGTCCATCGCCTGGTTCACGCTATAGCGGTAACCAAGGATCGAACCCGGTACGCCGTTCTGCACATCACCGTTCGTCCAGATGTAGCGGCCGTCGCCGTCCTTCAGCTTGCGGAGAGCCGCCAGCGTCAGGTCATTGAACATGAACCGCACCTTCGGAGACTGGCGATAGGCCGGGTCGACCGAGTGAACAAGGTCAATCAGTTCGTCGTAGGTCACGGCAGCAGCCGCAGCGGCGTCCTTGCCCTTGACCGACGCGGTAACGATACCGTTCGGGTCACCAGTACCGTCGCCCGTGGTAAGCTGCTTGTTGGCAATGCGCCCAAGACGCTCGCCGAGCAACTGACCGAGCAGCGATTCCATGTTGAAGATAGAGTCGCGAGCCAGCTCCAGCGAGAACTTCACCCATTCGGTGTCGTAGCCGTAAGCCTCAAGCGACTTCTGGCCGAAGGTGACGTCGCTGCCACCATCGTCAGTCATCGCGGTGCCTTCCGCGTGCTGAACCGCGGTAACTGCGGTATCGTCAACGGTCGGGATCTTGATCGTCACGCCAGTCGAGGTGGAGATGACGGTACAGATATCCTCGTCATACATCGGACCCCAAGCCTTCATCGACTTGATGATCTGATTGGACAACTCCACCGGAACGGTGTAGCCGCCCGCAGTCGTCGATGTGCCCTGCGTGGAGACCTGCGTGCGCTGTTCGTTGGCGAGTTTCACGCCCTCCTTCAGAACCGCGCGCTCTTCCTGCGACAGTTCGTCAAGCGACGCACCGCGCGACAGATACTTGTAGAACACCTCGCGGTATTCCGGCTTCGCCTCTTCGGCCTGGCCGCGCTGTTCGTCGCCATCCTTGGCAACCGGGCGCTTGCCCTTGCGCTCTTCGGCGGCGCGCTCTTCAATCGCGGCCTGCGCAGCGGCAAGACGCTCTTCGCGCTCGATCTGCACGCCGATCTTGTCAAACTCGGCCATGATGTCGTCATGGCGCTTTTCCAACTCAGCCGAACGGGCTTCGTCGGTGTTCTTGCCAACCTCGTCGAGGGCGGCGCGCGCGTCAACAATCAGCTTCTCGCGCTTTTCCTGAAGTTCCTTGATAGTCATAGTTTAGGGCTCCTAAAGTAAGGCCACGCAGGCCATGGGGATTAACTGGCAGGACGTTTCGCGTCCGCCCTCCGGCTACTCGCCGGGTGACACGGGCGCGTCCTGCCGGATGCCCCGAAACTGCTGTTCCATTCTTGCTCGCTTTTCAGCGATGCGTCGCTTGGCTGCCGCCGCATCAGCGGCGCGCTGTTCTGCGGTCTTCTCGCCGGCTTCACGCTCCTTGCGGGCGCTATCCAGATCGCGCAACGCAATCGACGTACCTTCGTAGGCGGGCTCCGAAACGATCGAGACTTCGCGGAGGATCACTTCGTCGATCGTGCGCGACGGGATATCGCCCGTGTCATCCCAGGTTTGTTTAGTGACGATGAAGCCGAAAGACATGCCGGTGACATCGCCGCGCTCAATCAACGTCTGCACGTCGCGACCGTCAGACGTATCCGGCAAGTCGATCTCGACCGCCAGGCCCCTTTCGTCTTCATGAATACGCAAAGTGCCGGCGCTCTTGCGCCCAAGCACGCGCCCGCTGTTGTGATCGAAGTACGCCCGGACATCCGCGGTCTTCAGCGTTTCGGTAAAGGCTCCCGGTGCAATCGTCTCTCGGAAGTAATCGCCGATCTCGGTCATGTCATTGAAGACAGCCGCATAACCCGCAACGGTCGTTTTGCCATCGGCGGCACGGCGCTCAATGGGCGCCGTAAACGACCGAACCTCTTGTCCATTAAGGTCGGGCTTCTTGCTCATGCTGCTTTCGGTTCCTCAGTGTCTGGCGTGTCCCCATGCGCCGAATTGTCATTTGCCGGTTCACCGGACTCCGCGGGCTTGGCAACAGTCTGCACCGGCTGCGAGCCTAGCGGGACGGTGCCGCCCTGCATGAACAAGTCGTCAGCGTGCTCGTTCTCGTGGTCGGGACGATTTTCTAACGCCCGCCCCTCGTTCGGAGTCAGCAAGCCGGCCTGAATGCCGCGCGTGATGCCGTCGATACGCGACTTGAAGTCGCCGCGAAGCAGGCCATCGAGGTTATGTTCAATATACCGCCCCTTGGTGCCACGGCCGAACAACTTCAGATTCAACTCACCTTCAAACGCTTCGGCCCACTGGCCGATCAGGTGCTTAACGAGATGCAAGTCCTGCTGCTCAGCGTTGCTGAACGTCGCGCGCGACAGATCCTGCAAAAACACGGGCGGCAACTGGAACGCGCGCGCGATTTCCTCAACCTGGAAACGCCGCGCCTCAACCATCTGGCCCTTGTCGGGCTCAAGGCCCACAGGCTTCAACTCGTAGCCGCCAGGAATCGGCGTGATAGGCTTGCCGCTCGCCTTGGCAGTATCGATCGCTCGGTTAATGTCCGCCAACATGCGGTTCATCTGCTCGGCACCGGCCGGGAGCGGTCCTGTCAACGCCAACGGAGGAACGCCACCGCCTGCAAAGAAGTTACTGGCGTAGTCGTTCATCGCCAAGGCAAGCTGAATCGCCTTCGATGCGTTGGCAATTGGCCCATAATGCCCAACGCCATCGGCGCGCAGCATGTATGGGATATCGATGACGTCCGCGGCATCGTAATCTCGGCCGTCAAACTTATAGACGAGTTTCAGCCCCTCTCGGCGAACCGTCGTCTTGCCGGGATCCATCGGCCAAATGGCTTCAACACCCTGCGGCGCACGCTCAATCCACGCAAAACCGCGCCCGCCCGTAAACACCTGTTGCCAGAAATACTGACGAAACTTGAACGAATCCATCTCGTCATTCGGCGCATCGTGAATGACGGACTCAAGTTTGCCACTAACCTTCTTCGGGCCATCCTTCGTCTCGCGGTACGCATGCAACGGCAGAGCAGCCATCGTGCGAGACAGAAAAGCAACCGCAGCAGCAACAGCAGGAACACCAAGCGCACTGTCAATCGTGATGTGCGCGAGGTTCTTTGCATCGATGCCAAAAAATGCGAGAAAATCGTGAGAACTGACGGGAATCGTGCCGTTTGTAGGCAGATTTCGCACTTCCGCTTGAGTTTTCGTGGCAGTTTCAGCCCTGTCAAACGGCCACATCAATAAGCTCCGACATTAGAAAGGCTGAAATTTGGGTCGTTCCAGGGGGATGAGACGGGTGCCACTTCGACGTATTCGGACGCGGCGCCCATCGCCATAGCAAGAGAAACCATTCCATCAATCCGACCGCGGCTTTGAGCCTTTGTCAGTTTGCGGTTGCCAGCGTCGTCCTGCTTGGCGATTGCATTGGCGGCGCACATATTTAGCACAGGATGGCCACCGTGCCGCAACTTTCCGTTCAGCAGGGCCGATTCAAGTGATCGAAGTGCGGGAGACATGGAGACAAATCCCTGCCCGAATTCTAGAAACCGCTCTTCAATTTCCTCTTCCGTAAATCCAGCGCGCAACAGGCATGGCTTAAAGTGCTTCCAGTTATACCGATCGAAAGCAATCTTTTGGATATTGTATGTGTCAAACACATCCCGGATGTGACGCGCTACAAAATCATACTCAATACTCTTAGCACCTGGAACGACGTCCAAATATCGATCAGCCCATTGATCGTAAGGAACGCGATCTGCGCGCGCACGCTCATGAATGCCATGTCCGGGTAACCAGAATGTTGGGTAAACGTCCCACGCACCAGCAGTAACGTCGGGCGCTATCAGCACAAGTGCGGTAAGGTCATTCGTCTCAGATAGATCGAGACCGCCGTACACCGGCCTACCGGTTAGGTCGGGATTTGGTTTAGCAGAGCACGCTTCCCAGACGCTGCGCGTAATAAACGGACTGCTAACCTCAACCCTCTGGTTGAGCACAAGGTTACGATATGCCGCCTCGCGCGAAGGGAGGCGCTTGGCCTCCTCCATCATCTGCAGGGTTTCTTCCGGATTCTGGAAGTCACCGAACGCCGGATTGGCTACCCTGATCGTCGCTTCACAGAACGGATCAGCATCGATCGGGGCGGTGAACAGAAACACCCGGATTTTAGGATCCTTCGACTTAACCGCGTCGTCAATCAGCATCGACAATAGGTCAGCGTCGGTTGCCGCCTGCGTCGAGATCACGATGGAGAGCGGCTTGTCCTGCGCACCAGTCGCCGTCTCAAGCGCCTCATATAACTCGGAGCGTGGCCCCTTAACCTGGCCAAGTTCATCATGAACGATAAACACGGGCGACAGGCCGTAAGCGGTACTGGCGTCTGCGGAGAGCGCGCGGTAACGCGTACCGAGTTCGCCGCAGACCAGCTCCTTGCTACTATCTTTTGGGATAACGTATTCGCGCAATGAGTTTGAAATACGCGCGCACTTTGCAGCAAGATTGAAGATCACCGCGGCCTGTTCTCGCGACTGCGCCGAGCTATACAACTGACTGTTGGGCTTGGCCTCCGGCCCACAAAGATGCAGCAAAAGAAGGAACGCGCTCAACGCGGTTTTGGCGTTCTTCCGACCGACCGAAATAATCGCGCGCCGTGTGTCGGCCGGGTTATCGTAAATACCGAGCACGATTTCGCGCTGCCACTTACGCAACCTAACCGGCTTGCCAAGATGCGCGCCTTCGGGGATATAGCAGTGGGTTTCGATCCACTTGCAATTGCGCTCACCGCGCGTCAACTTTCCCATGGCTTCTTTGCGTTGGCGCCAGACTTTTTGGAAGCCGTGTTGGCGTTCAGAGCGTTATAGCGGGACTGTTGCGTCAACCGCATCCTGGTGGCGAGCGACGACATGGCCCGGCCTTCACGCTCAAACATCTTTGTCAGTTTGTCGAAGCGTTCGGCGCCCGCTTCCGTGTTGATGTCAGCGAGGGGAAATGTGTCTAAGACTACCGAAAGTTTCAAAGCATTCTCGGCATGGCGCACATACTGAATCAGGAGGCCGTGCGTCTCACGGCTAAACCAGTCTGCTGGCAGGCGACCAACGATCGCGCGCCACTCATCAGATTGAAAGTCCGTGAGACCAGTGGGCGGCGGAGGTCGCTGCCCCGGCAATTGCGCGGATTTAACTTCCTTACTCGCCGCAGATTTACGTCCGCGGGGTGCCATAACGATTGATCCTAAATGCCTTTTTTCTTATGGTTTTTCGTTGCTCTTGGGGGCCGACGCTAGCTAGCGCGAAAGTTCGGAGAGAACTGACCCAGCCCTCCCATCTTCTTGCTTTTTCTTGTCTTTTTCATCTTTACTCGGAAGCACAGTCCGAATAGCAGCGAACGCTGCCTTGCGAATGCGCTGGCAGGTACAACAGGTCATGAAGCCCATAATCTCCCATGGACGATCTCGCATACTGTGCCAGCAGATAGACCGTACTTGAGGCACATCGAACGCTGTGTAGAGCCCGCTGCAACCATCGCTCTGATGTCTTCTGCGTCACTCATATTAATCTTAGTCGACCTAGTGTTCCGAGACTGAACTGATGATGATGCCCAACGGCAGTTGTCCGGCTCGTAGTCACCATTTGGGTCTGTGCGATCGAGCGTCGTCCCATCAGGACGCTCACCCATATCACTCAAGAAGACACTAAAATCTCTCCACTCATGGCAGACAGATATCCCGCGGCCACCATACGTATCCCAATTTGAAGATACTGGGTTGGTGGTTCTGCGTATCATCGCTTCCCAGGATCGATAGGTCGGAGTCCTTGAGTACGGAGAGGCGTGGCCGTGTCGCTTACTTCTGGCTGACGTAGCCTCACGAGCTAAACAGCCGCAACTTTGCGTGTGGCCATACTTTAAGGATTGGGTAGAAACGTCCTTCAGTGCTCCACATTCACATCGGCACAGCCATCTAATTCCGCTCTTGCCGTTCGGTGCACGAGATAAAACGGTCAAACGACCAAACTTAAGCCCGACTAAATCAGAAACGTTCCCCACAGGCCTCGACTCCCGTGTTGTTTGACCTCGACTATGAGCGAGTGGACCGAGGCCCACTCGCTCAAAAGCAGCGCAAGAGGTCGAGAATTGCGCCGCTAGGAATCAATCGGCCAACCCGTGACGTCAAAAGTAACCACTTCCTGCCCTGACTCCATCCGGCGCTTCACACTGTCATGACAATGTTTGCAAAGGGACTGCAGGTTCTCGGGGTCAAAGAATAAATCCACGCTGCCCTTATGCGGGACGACGTGGTCGACGATATCCGCAATAACGACATCTTCACGCTGTTTACAGAACTGGCACAACGGCTCCATCGCCAATTGCCATTCGCGCAACCCGTCCCATCGCGCGGTGTTGTAGAGGTGCTGCCACGGCCGCTTGGTGCGATTTACTGCCACAACCTAAGCCGGATCCGATTTCTCCGAATTCCACTCGCAGCCCGCCAGAACCTTGAACTCCTGGCCCTTGGCATTTAGCTCTACCGCCTTGGCTTGGACACGCGCCACCTCGTCGAGGCACGCTGCATACGTCTCGACCGGCTGGCGCTTAACAAACGGCTGCGTCATACCGGGCGACAGCAGCATGACGACGAAAATGATTTTCAGCATGTGCGACTCAGCATGGGTGGTCCTGCAGCAATGATGGAGCGGGCCGTGGGAATCGAACCCACCTAGAACAGTTTGGAAGACTGCCGCCTTAGCCCAGACAGCCAGACCCGCTAAAAACAAACGAGGAGGGCGAAACCCGCAACCGTCTTGGCATTCGGCCCATGGGCCTTATAGCGCCAAGCAACGCCTCGCTATGTCGTTACCCCGACGTCTGCGTCCGGCATAAACACAAAATGCCAGCCCGCATCTTCCAGAGCCGCAACAATATCTTCTGACGCCGTGTCCGGGTCGTCGTGGTCCCACAACTCTTCCCGGATAATCTCAATGGGCTTGCGGGAATGGGTCACGGCGGCACCAAGAAGGCCGGCACCACGTAGAGCGCCGGGTGCCTATGGTGAACCATAGGCGGGGAATTTGTAGACGGGCGAAGCGTGCTGAAACGGCCTCTGGGGCTTTCGCCGTGAAATTACTACATGCCGACGTGACGTAGCCCGTCAAAGGAGAAAAGAACCCCTTCACTAAACCAAGTTCCCCAGATGGGTTCTAGGGACGTTTTTATGCGGCGCGGCGTAGCTCTGCTATTGCCGCGTCCACCTCCAGCACGGCTTTACGTTCCGCCTGCTTGGTATTGCCCCAGTTCTTAGCCGTCGCAATCTCCCGCATCGTCATGCCTGCCAGCGCCATATCAAGCACGTCCGGCACCGCATGGCCGTTGGCATCGATAGCCGCGATCATCGACATCTCAGCAGCGTCAGGCGCACCAACGAACGAACCTTCCGTGGCCATGGCGTTTGCGTCAGGCTTCCCACAAAGGAAGTCCACCTTCCACGCCATGCCGGGTTTACACAACGTCACATTGGCTTGCGGGTTGGCCTCTGCGCACTGCTCTAGCGTCCGCGTACCATCGACACCATGGCTTGCCAGCAGATCGCGCAACTTCGACGGCACAACATACCCAACTGCCGCAGCGGTAAGCCGGACCAGAACATGGCACGCGCTCGGGTATCTGGTATCCGGCACCCATGCGGGCGGCATCTTACCAATGCCGCGGAGCGACATCAGCCATGTTCCGTGCGCGTTGTTGCCCGCGGCGAGCGCTTTCGAAGTCTTGCGTCGACTGCCCTTTGGTTTCTTGTAGCCGTCCTTAGGCTTGAGCCAGAACTCCTCGCCCTCCTTGTTTAGGATCGGTGTGCCATCCTCCGCCGCTGCCCGGTATTCCGTCAGTCGGCCCTTGGCATCGAAGCGCAACCCGATTACGCCTTCTGGGTCCGGCTTGCCGTCCTTCACGGTGATGGCCGCGCGCCTGACTTCTTCGATGGTGGGGCGCATTACCATTTCGCTGTCGACGCCAATCCCTTCCGTTATGGGCACGTTGTCGTTCGCTACGGTGTTGCGCGCCTTAACGATATTGGCCAGAAACTCTGCATCGTCCTGACGGCCTAGTCGGATGAGGCGGGCGAACAGGCGGCCTGATGTCGGCTTCATACGCGCGCTCCTTCTAGCGCGGCGGCGCCAGCCTCAGTGAGTTTTGCCGTCGCCCCAAATGGATCATATTCGATCATGCCGCTATCCTGCAGGTTTGAGAGAATCCGCAACATTCGCTTGGAGCGCATCGCCCTGCTGGCCGATTCTTCTAGGTTTCGGCAAACATCAATTTCTTCAGTGTTCATGGTCTCTCCCCGTTATCATTCCCCGCCAACCACCCCCGCACCACCGATACCGCCTGTATCGCGCTGTCGGCCTCCGTGGCGGCCTTAATCACCGCCTGGTATCCAAACCCCAGACGCGCCAGCAAAGCGCCCCTGTCGCGCTGCTCTGGCGACAAACGGCCCTTAGCGGCCTTGAACTCGATCAGGCCCAGCCGCCCGCCCTCAAGGTAAACGCGCAGATCGTGCTCCCCGGCAACGAGTCCGGTTGCTTTCATGATGGTTGCGCTCTGCCGTGAGCGCCGGCCTGCCGCCATGTCGGCCGCGAGCGTGAACCGCCTGCCGAATTCCGGCATAGCGCGCAGCGCCCTGACCGCACTGGCCTGTATCTTCCACTCCGGCACGGTGTCAGTCCGCCGCACAACGCGGGTGCCGTTTCGTAGCTTGGTTGTTTTGAATCCCATGCCACCAACTCCCGCTCGTCGGCGGATGTTTAGGGTGGCGGGAGAAAATAAATTTGCGGGCGTGGTGGACCCGTAAGCCCGTGGCGGGCTAGCCTGTCGCCATGCGCAAGTTTGTCCCAACGCTGATCCTGGTCGCCGCGGTAGTGGCGATTGTTTGGGCCGCCTCCAACAACAAGCCACTAGAACAACCGCGCCGCTATGGTGACGTTGCCAAGGCCGAGTGCGTCCGCGGGGCCGGGCCGGAGCGCGATAGCCAGGAGGCCTGTCTGTCCGGCAAGTTGCTGCGCAAGGCGATAGAGATGCAGGCGGCGGATAGGTAGGTTGCTAGACCAGATTGTGGCAAAGTTGGGGCAGCAGAATTGCACACCACCTCCACCTGCACACCTCTGGTTTTGAGGTGGATATCCGTAACCTCATCCCCCACCTGCCCCCCACCCCCGCCCCTAAAGGGGGACGGGGTGGGGTGGTGCAGGGATTCTTATGCTTCGTGGTGTGCAATGCCCACCACCCAAAAGCAGGGCACGTGCAGGTGGATAAACAGGCCAGCCGGGAAGGTGGATTGTGGCGACAATGCGTCATTTGCACCCCACCTGCACAGCTAGGTGGATAAGGTGGCTGTTGCAGATATGGCACAAGAAAACCCAGCCGCGAGGCGGGTCATCCTTCTCTATCGCGTTGTTTTCTACCTCACACCGCCGCTCTCGCCGGCCTCACAAACTTGATTTTCCTCCCCACATGCCGCGGATCGTCCTCGTCCACCTCGGCCAAGATGCCGTTGGCGATCCACGAATCCAGCGCCGCCTTGATGCGCCGTTTTTCCGGCGTCATGGCGCGGCTGGTTTCTATGTCGGCGCCCATGGCTTGCGCCAGGACGTAGCCGGCCCAATCGGATGACTGATCGCTCGCGCGGCAGTTCTGATTAGCCAGCCGCACCAGCACCTCGGCCCGCACGTCGTCTGGAATGGCCGCCGCAACGGCATCCTTGGACGGCCAGTTCCACTCCGTCACGACGCCGGCATGGTCTTGCGGCTTCAGGATGCCGGTGCCATTGCCTAAAGGCACGCTCTCCATCTTGCGCCAATGCTGACTGTTGTCGAGCTTGGTCAGATTGGCCTTGCCGTAGTGGATCCAGAAGTAGCTAAACCTGTCGTTCGGGTCTAAGCCCGCCTTGGTGGCCTGATCCTCTGTCATGCGGTTTAGCACCCGCACGGAACGCGCCGCACCAATCAGCGACACGGCTCCGCGGGCATCCTCCACGGTGGCCTCGCGGTCGGACATTTTGCGCAGGTGGTGTACCACGTCGACGGCGCAGTTGGTCATGTCCGCGATTTGCGCCCACAGCTTGGCCACCTTGTCGATCGCGCCGTTGTCGTTCTCATTGACGTGGTGCGTCGACACGAACGGGTCAATGATCATGACGTCGATGCCGTGGCGGCGGATTTGCTCCACGACAGCCTCGACAACCGGCTTGTTGATCTTCAGGCCGGTTTTCTTATCCTCCTCCATGATGACAAGTTCCTGCTCGCGTCCGGTGTCGAGGAACAGGCGGCCGGCGATGTCATCAGGCGCAAGATTGTAATGGAGGCATGCGGCCATGATCCGCCGGTCCATTTCGTCGCGCGGATCCTCGGCGTTGAACAGCCAGCAAGACAGGCGCGTGGGTGGCTTTGTGCCTGCCAGCGGCTTGCCTGACACCATAGAAAGCGCCTCCACGATACTGTTGGACGTTTTCCCCAAGCCACCCGGCGAGACGGTTACAGACACGAATTTGCGGATGTAGTGTGTACCGAACGCGAACTCTCTGCGGGGTAGTTTCTTGGGATCTTTGTAGGTGAACGGCGTGGCTGTGAAGGCTGGGCGCTCGGGCGCTGGAGTGTTGTCTTGCGTAAGCGATACGAACTCGGGGTCGGCGCCGTGGTTGCCCGGCTCTGGCGCGTGGTCAGCGCCGGGTGCTGCGGGCAGCGCAACGTCGTGCGCGCCGGTTTTGGCGGTTGCACTGGCCTTCCGTAGCCCGTTCTCAATCATCTTGGTAATGTCGATCAGCCGCGTGTTGTCGCCACGATCCGGCGCCGGGATATCGCGCGGTTGCTGGATGCCCGCAGCCAACCCGTTCTCGATTGTCTTGCAGCACCGCGCCCAATCACGGCCCCAGCCGCGCGCAACGTCCTGCAGCAAGGCGCGCGCTTCGGATTCCGACAAAGCGCCGGCACCGACGAATGTGCCGAGGCAGAACGAAGCGTCGTTGAGAGAGTTGTTCCTCGACCCCATAGGCGCGCCGGCAAGTTCCGCCAACTCACGGTCAACCGCCGCGTTGACGTATGCGCTGTTGGTGTGGGAGTTGCCCGCGCGGATGGTTGTTTGCTCAGGCGCGCGTCGCACGACCAAGTCTAGCAACCACGCAGGCGCATCAGCGATGTCCGGTATCTTGTTGGCGTCGGGTTGCTCTACCCATTTGTAAGCGCGGCCATCAGACATGACGCTGCCGGCCGCGCAGACGTACCCGCCTTCCGAACGCAAATCCACGCCCGCGCCGAGGTTGCCGCGGTTGCGTGTGCCGTCGACGTATTTAAACAGGTAGTGCATTCCACCGTTGGGCGATTTAACGCGCGCGGTCTCTGGCAGCGGCCCGTGCTCCGCTTCCATCTCATGCAGCCACTCGAACCCATTTGCGGCTCCGGGTTTGTTGTCCACGTCGAGGACGAAGAACCCAGCATCCTTGCCGGTGGGAATGCCTACGGCCGCATCCGGCCAGTCGTTGAACCAACGCTTGACGATGTGCGCAAACCGCGTTGCCCCGCGGAAGCCGTTTGATGTAAGAGGCGTTTTCTCGCCAAGCGTTGTCACCTCACCTGTATACGGGTCGGTGGTTTCCTCCGCGCGGCTGCGGCACGGGAAGACCTTCAGGCCCTGCGAGACGTAGAAGTTGGCGAGTTCAAGCGGCGTCACGGATCACCTGTGTCTGGTTGTTGTTATTGTCGTTGGCGGCGGTGGGCGGCATCAGCCGCTGTATGCGCCGTCCTAGCCACGCGAAAAGCGGCACTGCCCAACTATTCCCCAGCGCCTTGTAGCGCGGACCGTCAGCCGCCAAGCGCGCAACGTCCGCGCGCGTCAGGTTCTTCGGATTACCGCGGGCCATGTACTTGACCCAATCGGCGTCGAGTTTCGCTTCGCTGACCTTGTTATACGGAATCGCGGTGTAGTCCGGCGACCACCAACGGCCGGCGTCGTCGAGCCACGCGCCGGGGTAGTCGGGACTGCATAAGAATTGAAACCCCTGCAGACGCTCGCATTCGCGCGGCGTGAGACGTCGGACGGCGGAGGTTAGCACATGCGGCTTATCCCCACCGCCTGAGCTTGCGCGCAGCGCGGTGGCAACGTCGCCACCTAGTTCTGCCGTCGCGCCGCCTTCACGGCCACGGAGGGCGACGGTGCAGACCGCCATAGGATCGTGACGTCGCAAGGTTGGTGATAATTCTGCCGACGCGTCCGCTCCGAAGTCTACAGACTGGAACGCAATCGCAGGCATCACACCCGCATTAGCATGGCTCGTGGTGTGTCCGCCGGCGCGTAGAGTTGGCGCTAGGTCGGTGGAAGCGTCGGCGCCGTAGTCCTTGGCGCTAAACGCGATGACGTGAGGCGGGCGAGAGGGGCGGTTCTCCCCTTCGGCCCGCAACGTCCCAGCCACGTCGTCTTGCTTCCACCAACCTTGTCCAGTCTCGTGCATGACCGTTACAATCGGCGTGCCGCGACCCGTGCCGTCTTCCGATCCGTCCGCACCTTCGGCTTTCAACGCGTGACTGATAGGACCAGTGACGCCTACCGCAACCATAGTCGTCGACTCGTAGTCCTGCGATGAACCCTCGCGCGTTGTGTCGCAACGCGCGATCTCGGGTGCGTAAGCGACAGCAGAACGTGAGTGCCCGTCAGTCGTTAGAGTTGGTACGATTTCTTTTTCAAGTGTTACCATCTCTTCGTGTGCAGACTTTCGACCGTTGGGCCGCCCCTTATTCATATGAAGAAAGCAAGCCACAACCGGACCATGCCCGCGCGTATCTCCGGTACGCTCTACTCCCCGGCCACTTGCCGTAAGGCTTGGTGCAACTGCGGCGGCAATTCCTTGCCCCGTTTCTCTGCTCGGCGGAGAATCCCGGCGCACGCTTTCTGGCTCAAAAAGAACCGCTGCGGGATCGGCCCCGTTTCCAAAATCTGCGACAACGATGACACGCTTGCGTCGTTGGGCCAGTCCGAAGTATTGGGCGTCGAGGACACGCCACGCCGCACGTCCTTTGGGTCCAGCGACCATACCCGCGTTAGGCCAGCGACGTCCCTTTGGTGGTGGTAGGGCATCTGCTGCGCCCACAAGTCCGGCGAGGAAACATCCGAAGGCGTTGTCTTTAGTTGAGAGAACTCCGGGTACATTTTCCCAGACTGCATTCCGAAGTCCATTGCCATTTGTCGTGCCATTGCCGGCGAGTTCATGAGCGAGCCTTACGAATTCGAGAGAAAGATTACCGCGCGCGTCGTCTAATGACTGACGCAGACCGGCAACACTAAACGCCTGGCATGGCGTGCCGCCACACAGGATATCAACACGGCTAAGCGTAGCTGTATCGATCTTGGTGAAGTCGCCAAGGTTAGGTACACTTGGATAGTGATGCGCGAGCACCGCAGACGGAAACTTCTCAATCTCCGAAAATGCCACGGCCTGCCACTGCGGCCACGCTACGGACGCCGCTTCAATGCCAGAGCATACGCTCAGGAAGCGCAGCGCCCCTGCGTTAGCCGGTGCGCAATGACCGCCACAATAATCTCCGCGGTCGTATCGTGCAGCGTCTGGACAATTATCATTCGCGTACTCCATCACCACGGAATCTCCCTGCTCACAATCTCCCGCATGCTGTCGGCGTATGCGATAAACCCCAGCCGCCAGAACGTCGCCCACTCCTCTTCCGTCAACGTGGCAAGGTCTGTCTTTTGTATGGAGTCAAGGTATTCTCCGCCTGCGTTGCCGCCGTCTTCCAAGGCGCGTGTTTCGAACTCGTCCAGTTGCTTGCGTGGCATGTGATAGACCTTTGGTAATTTGGAGCGGACGCCGTTGTGTGTGTCGTCCAGGCATTCCCAGCACCCCCATTTGATGGGTGCGCGGTCGTGCGGGGCATAGCCGATGTTGTCGTGGCGGCGTTTGCAGATGAAGCAAACGCCAACAAGTTCGTGGGCTAGGCTGGTCATGCTGCGAACAAGTCGGCTTGTGGTGTGTTGTCGTTTGCCGGTTGCGCGGCTTGCGCCGTAGCTACTGGCAACGATGGAGCGGTAAGTCGCCGCTTAATGTCCTCCACATATTCCGCCTCGCGCTCGATAAGTACCGCACGGAAGCCTTCGCGCTCTGCCGCCTCTCCGGTCGTCCCCGATCCCGCAAATGGATCCAAGACCGTCCCGCCGGGCGGTGTGATAAGGCGGGCCAACCAAGACATAAGGGCCACGGGCTTGACGGTTGGGTGTTTCGATCCGGCGCGGTCGGCTTTGCTGGCTTTTGCTGAATAGAAGAATCGGGCGGCAGAGCCACCTGCGTCCCCGTAACGCATCGCTGCGCCGCCGATACCGAACATGCTGCTTTCGGGTCCGCTGTGTGTTCCCTCCGCAGCGGTGCGCGCCTTACCAGCGCCGTGCGTATTCGGAAACGCCCCGACCACTTCATCCGAGCCGTCGTGAATTACGTTGGCCGGCCAGCGTCCGGCACCACTTGGCTTCCAAGTTCCTTCCGTCACGACGCCGCCGTTGATATTCGCCCCATAAATTTTGTTCGGTGTGCTCTTGCCGCTGCGGCCTTCCATCTCCGCAACATCCGCCGCACTCGTCCCAACCCTACACCCATCAATATTCAGCGCGCCGGTGCGCCAGCGCAGCACATTCGCGGCGACCGTGCCTTCGGACAGCGGCTTGCGCGCGAGCACGATGGGTTCAAACGCCGGTTTGAGCGCGGTGCCCCAGCCCTCCCATTGGCGGGCGGCGTCGAGCACCGGAGTCGGCGCAAGCTGGCGGCCCGTAAAGCTTCCGACTGTGTTGCCGGACCCGCCGTGCAACCCGCCCGTCGTCTCGATTGTGCCGCGCTGCTTTGCGGCTTCGCCCCACTCACCTTTGCGCTCGTTCAGCCGCCACACATCGGAGTCCATTTCGTCGCCGAGCGAAAGGAAGGCTTTCAACTGCAGCCACTGTTCCCACTTCGGACACTGGCAACGATGCAATAGGCGCGACGTCCACCAGCCGCCCATGTCTGACGTGCCCATGTGAGTATCGATATCGCTCCGCGATTTACCGGCGCGATCCGCAGCGTCCGCTACAAACGTGGTTACGCGCAGAATATCGGGACGGTCGTCGCGCGCCTTATCAATCCCCTTGCTCACATCATGCGACTTCGGAAAACCCGTCCCATATACCCACATCAACGAGTCGCGAATTTCAAATCCCGCATCCTCGATCGCGCACGCCATGCGGTGATACCCGCGCGACGCACCGAACGCGGCGACATGCCCGCCCGGTTTCAACACGCGCAGGACGTCGACCCAAAACTCTTCGGAGAACGCGGTCTCGCCGGTATCCCAGGTCTTGCCCATGAACCCGGCCGACGCGCGCATATATGCGTCGTTGCCCTTTGCTGGCGCAGCGTTCGCACCGCCGAACCGCTTGACGATGGAAACCAGTGCATAGGGAGGATCTGTGACGCAGCTATCCAGCGAATTATCCGGCAACTGCCGCAGCACGTCGCGGTTGTCGCCGTGGTACAACTCACAATTTCCAATAACTGTTTTCAAGACAACACCCCCTTCACTCTCAACGTTTCAAACAACCGCCGCAGCGTGTAACTGCGCACGAGCGACACGACGGTGAACAACAGGCCAATAGCGGCATGTTCACCTGCACCAACGTAAATCCCGAACATCGGGAAGATTGCCATCTGAGCCGCTATTGCTACGCAATAGCCGATTGCGATGTTGGCTAATGATTCCGCCAAGCTCGCGCGTCTGGATTGTTTCATAGTATGTGCCCCGCTTGGTCGGGTTGCACGGGTGTCTCGGCCAACGGGCCGCGCACTACTGCTACTGCGTGCTACGCCGCGCAGTAGCAGGCTTTGTAGGTTGCTCTAGGAAATCGTAATCTTCCGCTATTTCTTCGACGGGATAATCCATATCGTTTCCTATGAACGCCACTCGATCGCGCCTCACATTCACAATCGACAGCCGGCCGTTGTGCTTGTCCATCACCCACCAATACCCGTCGTTCATGTCGTCACCTCAGAACGGCACCTCAGAATCCCAACTCTCCCCCGCCGCCATCAGCGGCTTCCAGTTGTCGTTGCTTGCGGTGGGCACGCTATCGCTCGCCAACTGCTCTCCAGCCTTCCAAGCATTCACGTTCTGGTATTTGCCGTTTAGCTTTAGTTGCACCTCTGCCGTCGTTCGCAGTTCGTCGGCGCGGTCTAGGAACTCCGCAACGGTTTTAGGGAAAGGAGCCTTACCGCCGTGGTCGCGCCAGTATCGATCTGACTTTGATTTGGGAAACGCCCGCTTTTTAGGATCTGGATGCTCTAAGTGTTGAGGGCAGACCCAATCATTGACGACGTTCAGACCGAGCCTGTAGCTGACCTTCACAGTTGGCGGGAAGCCGTGAACCTTCGGCGGATTCTCCCTGAACGTCCGGCCTGTTACCGCATGCCAAACGGGAGGCGCGGTGGAGAGGATTGGCGTTATGTCTGCACTTGCCTTGTGCTTAGGCTTGTCCGATTCCGGAAATTCAAAGCCACAATCGATACATACTCGCGCAGCCGCATGATTAATGCATTGGCATTCGGGACAAACGCGGATAGGAGCCTCGCCTTGGCCCTTACCAGGCTGCCTGATCTGGACTGCATCAATAGGGCCCAGATCCGACACCACACCAGCGAAGTCCAAAACGCGACAATTTTTCTTGCCGGGCGAAAGCCGCAACCCCCTGCCCACTTGCTGCACGTACAAGGCTGGGGACTTCGTCGGTCGCATCAACGCCAACAGATCGGTCGGCGGGTGATTAAATCCGATGGATAAAACGTTCACATTCGTAAGACAGCGAATCTCGCCACGCTTGTATGCATCAAGCGTGCGCCGTCGCTCGCCGGCGTCCATCGTCCCCTCGACCATGGCGCAGCTAACACCTTGGCGGATAAACGCATCCCTCACGTCAGCCGCATGCTGGACCCCAGCACAAAAGGCCAGCCAACTTTTGCGCCCCTCGGCCAATCCGAACTTGATGACCTCCGCGACGGCCGACTCTGTTACGTCAGACTTATTAACGGCCCGCTCCAATTCGCCAGAAATATATTCGCCACCTCGCGTGTGAACACCTGACACGTCGAATTTCGTATCCGTGGCCTTGCTTACAGGCGGAACAAGAAAGCCGTCGTCGATAAGGCGGCCAACGCCGACGTCAAATGCAACCGTCTTGAATAGCGAGTCCTCTGCGTCGACAAGCATTCCACTATCCATGCGATACGGCGTGCCGGACATGCCTAGAATTCGCAAATCAGGGTTGATCGCGCGAAGATCATCAATGAACCTGCGGTACATAGTTGTAGACTTCGGGCTAATTAGGTGGCATTCGTCGATGATAAGACAATCAACCCAGCCAATGATTACCGCCAGTTTGTAGACAGACTGAATCGAGCAAAACAGAACTTGCGACCGCGTGTCGCGCTGGCCAAGGGCTGCGCTGTTGATGCCAGCCGGGCAAAACGGCCAAGCGTCAACTAGCGCCTTATAATTCTGCGTCACTAACTCCCGCGTGTGAACGGCACACACAAATCGAGCGTCAGGGAAGTCCGCGATCATGCGTTGGATAAACGCGGCCTGCATGATGGTTTTACCGGCGCCAACGCTAGCGACAAGCAGGGTCGACTCCACGTCATCGAATTCCTTGATGACCGCAGAAACTGCTTCTTCCTGGTAGGGGCGCAATGTGAATGTCATGCCGCTAGCATTGCCTCTTCGACCATCTTTGCCGTGATATTGTCATTGGTTGGATGGAGATGCGCTCTACGCTCCATCCTGACGATTCTAGATACTTGCTTGGTATCCGTACCAATCTCTCGCGCGATATCGGATAAAGACATCCCTGATGAATGCAGAACGTGGATGCGTCGCACATCATCATCAAACAGACTTACGCGACAATCTTGTGTTGGCTTCTTGCCTTGAACGTCGGCAATCATCCCGGCAGTGATTGGGTCATTGTCTGGATGCACGTGATTCCACCTGTCGCCAGAAGCTATGCGGCTAACCTGTTGCCTTCGAATGTTGAGCCCAGCAGCAATATCTTCTTGTGTCTTACCTTCAGAGCGAAGGACATGAATCGTGCGGGCTATTTCTGTCGTGACCTTGGACCACGGCGCAATGTCGCCAAGCTGTTTAGTTCCGTGCGCGATCTTATCAGCCTCGTTCTCGACTTGAGTTGCCCATCTGAGGCAGAACGGACTAACGCAACCCATACTCCCATTGCCGCAGTTATGAGCGGCTTGGTGTAGGTCGGACGGCGGATCACCATTAACTGATCTGCACACATACCTATGAGCCAGACCTGGATTAGCATCTATGGTGGCGCGAGCGTATCCCTTTGCGTCTCTATAAAACGGCCAGAAGACGCACCCCTTGATTTCATCCTTGCGGGCAATAATGTCATCAAGAAATGCGCGAGCTTCCCCGAGTTTTGCTCGACGTGGTTTGTTGTCATTCGCTGCTAGCATTTACGCGCCTCCCGCTGATAATCCCTAAGCTGCAGCATTCTTTTTCTCGTTGTCATTCGCCGCACGCAGAAACGCGCGCGCATCACGGACTGTGCAATAAACAGAGGCCCGCGTTTTCCCGAACGCCCCACCAATCTCGGCGCCGGAATATCCAACTGCTTTCATGGTCAGCACTTCGGCCTCGTAGCGCGTGACGTTATTCAACGTCCGGGGAATGTCTGTGTAGTGTTCCTGATTGGCTGGTGACACTATCGGATGCGGCGAGAGCATCGTTTGTGTCCGGTCATTTCGCGCCAGCCGAGAGACAACCTTCAACACCTGAAACTCAAGCCACGGCGCAAACCCTCCCTCTGGCCCATCGTCGTACCAGTACCATTTGGAAAGCGCGTGCGCGAACGTCTCCTGGTAGATGTCTTCCGCATCAAGGGTGATCGCATATTTGCGTGATAGTTTACGGAGCAGCGGGTCGTACTGCAGGAGAAGTTTATCGAACCATGCGGGGCGCTGTTGGTTGTCGTTCGCGGGGATCATGCGGCACCTGACGGAGCGGCAAGGCTGGTCCAATGGGTGGGCTTAAGCGGTGTACTCGCGTAGCCACAAGAAAAGTCGTCGTAACTATCGTCAAGCCACAATGGACCTCCGCTGCCGTCAAAATCATTTGCGTCGCAGCGGAAACTGCCGATGTGGAAACGTCCTCCGCTATACAATAGCAACTCCGTGCCGTCCTTCGGCGCGCTATCCATGGTTTGCCAATCAATCACGCCGCCTCTCCCATCTTGTCCGCACCATCAACCCACGTCTTGCCGTTCCACAGCACGTAGGTAACTGTCTCGGCTTCGTCGTCCGCGTCTATTTGTTCGCCTGGCACCATTCCGGGCACGTAGAGGTGGGCCGGACACGCAGCCTTCTGCTCGTCCAGCGAAAGCGGCTTTGCCCAACGGCTGCACGACCAATGTGCGTCGCCCGTCATCTCCGGCGTGGCGTGGAGGCAGGATCGACAAGTGACTCGCGGCCATGATTTTCCGTGGCAGATGTCATGGTGTTTACAGAACATGCAGCCGAAGAACCCCGGATCATCCGAGATGCGCGACGGCGGCGAGCTACTGTTAACGATGCGCTCCGCCCGCGCGATCTGGCGGATGCAGTAGTCGGCGTCGTATTCGATGCGTTCCGCATAGAGTGTGTCCGTGTCTTTACAGGCTGAGAGGTACAACGCGCGGGTCAGACTGAAACCGTGCATACCGATCTGGCATTGGCCAAAGTGAAGCGGTTTGCTGACTCGAATGCCCTTGCCCCCCTTGCGCGGGTCATGCTTCTGCAATTCCTTCATGCCTTCGGCGTTGGTGGACTTCAGTTCCAGCAGGTGCTCAGTCTTGGGTGCTTCAGGGACGTTGTCGCAGGCGCCATCCCGCTTGCCGCGGACGAACCCAGACGCGAGCCTGATGCGGTCCTGTTGCCCCCATACCTCGACGCCGATGCGCTGCAGATCCTCGACGAGCCTTTCTTCTTCACGGTTTCCGGTGTCGAACAGGCGGATTTTGCGTCCATCTAAGTGCTCTGGCTGGCTTGCCCAGCGCAGGCCATACCAGAGCGCGCGATCGCATTCCGTGCCGATCTCACCGACGCTGATGCCCAACGAGTCATAGTGCTTGTTGGCGGTTTCGTAAGCGCGATAGATGGCGGCGACGGTTGGGGATACGGGGCGAGGGATGGGTGCCACAATTAATCTTCCACTACGTTCGCGCAAAATTGCGGGACTTGCTCCATGTCGACTTCATACTTTCCGAGTAATTCCTCGCCGTCGTAGAGCGTGAAGTCGATGGGCCATTTCATCTCCCACCCATCGTGATTGTAGAAGAAGTCTTTAGCCGCCTCCTCTGCCACCCATGCTTTGCCGGTCTCCCAATCGACGGTTCCGTTAGACTCAAATTCGTAACACTCGCAACCGTCATCAACTTCGTAGCTGTACGTATGATAGTAGCCCATCACCTCACCCCTCCCCGCACACCGTCATAAGCCGCCTTGCAGGCACGCGCGCGGGCAAGGATGGTGGGGTGCGCGCTGCGGTACAGGATTGGCGCGGTGAACCCGAGTGCGCCGGCAAGTTCTTCGTACATGGTTTCGCTCGTATCCAGGTTGGCGAGCACTTCGCCGATGATGTCGCACGCGGCGTTATAGGTTTTGTCGTCCATCATGCGGCCTCCTTGACGCGCATCGGCATCACGAGTCCCAACCAATCTCCATTGCCTTGGAAGATCGCAGGCGTATTACCGTCTGCAAACGACGCGCGCACTTCATCGCCCGATGCCGCGCCCAAGACATCCGCGATGTAGGCCGTGTTGAACCCGATCTCGATAGGCTCGCCCGCGTATTCAGCCTCGACGTCTTCATGCGCGGAGCCGTCATCGCCGTTGGCGTCTACAGCGATGTTGTCGCCCGCAACCGTGAACTTCGCCGCACGCCCTCGGTTGCTTTCAATCGTGGATACGCGGGCTACGGCAGAGGCAAGCTCCTTCCGGTCGACCGTCACAACGTTGGTGTTGTTTCGCGGAATGACTCGGGAGTAATCCGGGAACGTCCCATCGATCAGCTTGGACACGATGATGGTATCCGCCGTGGCAAAGCGGACCTTGGTCTGCGACAGCGCGACGTCCACCACGCCGGCCGGCACGACGCCGACAGTCTTGGCCGGGATAATCACCGCCGGGATCTGCGGCATGCCGGACGCGGTGTTGTGCGCCAACCGGTGACCGTCCGTTGCTACGGCACGAATACCGCCCTCAGCCGTGCTGTGTAGGTGGACGCCGCACAGATAGAATCGCGTTTGTTCTGACGAGATGGCGAACTTGACCGGCGCGACAAGGTCGGCAAAGTCCAATTGGAAAGGCTCGCCAAGTTCGCCCGCGTCAAGGTGCGGAAAATCCGCAACCGGCAAGGTCGGCAGCGTGAACCGGCTGCGGCCGGATTTCACAACCAGCTTGTCGTCTTTGTGGTCCAGAGTGACGACATCGCCAGACAGGCGACGCGCGATATCGCTCAGGCGTTTGGCGTCGACGGTGGTGCTGATTTCGCCGTCGCAGTGAGTCATGGCGCTGTACTGGATATCCAGATCGGTGCCAGTTACCGTCAGTTTGCCGCCGTCCGTGGACAGCAGCACGTTGGCAAGGATAGGAATGGTGTTGCGATGCTCCACCACCTTGGAAACAGCCGCCAGCGTTCGCGCCAAATCGGCGCGTTGAATTGTGAGGGTCATTTTTCACCTGTATATAAAGAGAAACCGGGGGTTGCCGCTCCACTAGCGAGGAGCGGCATGGTTGTTAAGCGTTGTTAGAAACGTATTTGACGGCGTCATACAGTTTCAGCGCCAACACAATGCGCTGCGCGTCCCGCAACCGCATAACCGGCTCCTGCACGAACTTTCCGGACTCCACCTCGCGCGTGATAATCCTCATCAACGATGACCCGAAGTCGCTCAGCGTTACTGCGTCGTCACCAACACTCTTAATCTCCCACGCCATCACAACACCCTCTCAGTTGTAGCCGACACACCTTCAGGCAGGCGGTCGTGTTCGTGGTTATTGCTCAATGCACCGTCTCCCCATCTCGTTCATAAATTTCAGCGTCAACGCGCTCATCGTCTAGCCACTGATCTACGTCCAGTCCGAACAGCCACGCAGTTACGCGGCGATCCCATTCTTCGCGCTCCGCTGCGGTCGCCGCCGCGATTTCGCTGGGCTGTGCATCGATAGGTAGGCGTGGCATCAATGCACCGTCTTTCGTGTGTAAACGTTCGTCCCGTCCCACGTATCGATGCGGGAGATTGTCGGAAACGACTCGCCGACCAATCGCACCTGCTCCATGCTGTACAGCGCGAGCGCAACCATGAAGCCGCCTTCGGTGTCGTCTACAAATACGTGATAGATGTTCATGGCCGCGACGACACATCACGAATGAACAACGGCACCACGCCGAACAAGAACCAGCCTTCACGACGCCATGACTTTGCGTAGTAGTCGCGGCCCTTCGTAGCCGTCCACATTTTGTGTACAATCATCGGACTCTCCCGTTGGTAACTACTGGTGCGCAGCGCGCACCAGTAGTGTTGCTGTTGCGTTACGCCGCGCGCTTCCCCCAGGGGCGGCTCTTGCCAGCCACTGCACCCGTAGCCGCCGCACCGCCGTTGCCAGTCGTGCGCGCGTCACCACTTGCAGGCCGGTTGTCGTTGGCGGGCTTGCGATTGTCGTTGGCCGCCGCGGGGGCTGTGACGCCGATCTCGGGCATGTTGGGATCGTCGGCGTGATAGAACTTCTTCACCTCGTTGCGAGGCGCGTAAGTCGTGTTGCCTACCTTGCGTTCTTTCGACAGGCCGACCTTTGCCGCAAATCCGTGGAAGTGAAGCATCTCGCTGTCATCCACATCGCCCTCGATACCAGTTGCGGCGATCAGATGTTCAAGCTGGCCTTGTCCAATTTCTTGAGTCTTCGGATTGGTGTGCTCCAGCATGATATTTCCGAAGATGAGACGGCCCTTGTATTCCTCCGGCTCGATCACGCTGTAGCGCAAGGCGAGCATCTTGCCCTGACCCTTTTCGGTGTCGGTGTCCTTGATTTCCGACTGGATAATCTCCAACGCATAGATGCCTTCGGGGAGATTTTCGAAATCGTTCTGGTCGTCTACTTCTGCTGCTTTAACGCTTCGTCCAAGAATTGCCATGTAATTCCCGTTGGCTTGCGGGTTGCTCCTTCGGAGCGATGCACTCGGCAAAGGGCCGATCGTGCTACTGCACTAGCGTGCAGTTAGTCGTTCGTGTCTTGCTCCACAGCGTCCAGTTTCACGATGAAGTACGCGAATGTCGGATGCCATGTGACATCGATAACGCGCTGCTTGTCTTTCATCTGAGCGTCTACCCACGCCTGCAGAACGTCGTTCATGCTGGCCTTGTTCAGGTGCAGTTCGTTGGTACCGAGCATCACGCCGCCTCCATTCCACGTTGCTTTCCTTCGTCATACCCATCGGCAACCATTGGCCAATCAAAAGCCCGGCCGTTGCTCACCAGCAGCATCATGCCCTTACGCGCATGAGCCGGAGGCGGGTTGGGAAGCAGCGCGCGCACGAGCGTTACGCTGTTGCAGCGGAGGGCGGGGATCATTGGGCGGGATCCTGCGCGCTGGGCAGGTACTCTGCGAACTTGGCGAAGCCTGACCCCTTCTTATAGATAAAGCTGTCCGGCATGCTGAAGCGGTTCTTCGCGACGAAGCCGGCCTTTTCGTTCAGATGCACCAGGCGCTCGTTGCCACCCTCGGCATGCGTCACCTTCTTATTGAACCCGGCATCCGCAGTCTTGAGCGAGATGCGATAGTTCATGAAGGCGACGATGTCCGACTGCTCACGCACCAACGCGTTTGCGCGCTTATGCAGTTTCGGACTATAGCGGCTATATGGATCTGAGGTCGGCGAGTCGAAGCGCACGATCTCCGGGTGCGCGAGTTGGACGACAAATAGGCCGGCGCGGGCCAGCGCGGACGTGGCCTGCAGATATTCCTTCCACTCGGTATCTGCTTCGATATATCCCTTGCCGTACCCGGCTTCCTCGATTGAATTGATGCCAAGGCGACGGCACGTTGCGCCCCACACCAGACCCTCAAGGCCGTCGAGGCTGTCGATAATAACCGAGCCGAATTCGTGGTCGCCGTCCAGCAACTCACCGAACACGTCCAATAACGACTCGTAGGATTCAATCGTGCCGGGTGTCTGCAGTTCGACGTCGCTCGGCGGCGTCTCGCCTTCAGTCGGCAGATAGACGGCGCTCGGGAATTCCGCGGCAAGGCTGGTTTTGCCAACACCGTCCACGCCGTACAACAAAATCTTGGGCGGGTGATTGGTCTTGGTAGACTTCAAGCTAGATAGAGAAATCGCCATTAGGTTTGTTTCCTAATGAAAGATAGCGCGCGGCAAAGGCCGCTCACGCAGAGCCGGGTAACGCTACCGCCAGTGCAGCGGCGTGGTTGCGATTGCTACTAGCGCGACCACTAGTAGCAAGACGTGCAGCGGGTCGAGGTGCGGCACTAGAAAAGGCCCGACCAAACCCCAACCCCATGAATCACGCCAACCGGCGCGACGATGCACCCGAACAGCAAGAGAATCCACGCGCTGGCCTTGATGCAGACGATAACGTGCGTGATCCAGGCTGCTGCACTACCGAGCAGCAGCGAGATAAAGGCCAGCCCGAGAGCAAGATAACCACCAGCCTCCGGCAGTTGCGATGGCGCGCGCGATGCTTGCCGTGTGTTGAACATCGTCTGCATGTCACGCCGCCTCACGATACGATTCCACATAGCCAGCCTCCATCTCATCCGCCACAGCCCGCAAAGCCGCCGCCTGCGCCTTGTGCCGTGAGCGAGCCTTGCGGCGGCGCTCGTCGTATGACTTGCGTTCGTTCCAGTCGGCTACGGCACGCAATGCTGCCGGGTTGGCGTTGGTTGCGAGCGCCTGTTGCAGGGTGATGGTTGCCGCACTAGCGAGCGGCAAGTCGTTGTAAGCCCGAGTGAAGGCCGGGTTGCGGTGAAGGCGGGTCTTGAGTTCGACGACGTTGGTCATTAGGCGGCTTCCTCATCGATTGAGCTAAACAACGGCGGCACGGCTAACTTTTCCCGAGCGTATTCGCGAGCCTTATTCATCGCGGCCATTCGCTCGTTGAAATCTTGCTGTATCTTTTCGCAAAGGCGAGCTATTCGCTCTGGCGTTCGCTCCAAGCCACCAATTTCGCCGCGATATTCGATGCCGTGCGGGCCAACAAAGTGGTAGGCGACGCGCGGAAGGAACTCGCCCTTGGTGATAACGGCATCGTGGTGACAGGCGCGCGCTACCAGCAGGTGCACCGGTTCGCCGAACTTCAGTTCTAGCGGGCGCGGCCTAAACCAAGCCATCACGCCACCTCCTTCATCACGTCGAATAAGGCGAGCACGATGTCCTTCGAAGACGTGACTTTTCCAGCATCGTCAAACGTTTCAACGACTCCATTCTCAAAGTCGATGTTGATGTCGCCGGTAGGCAAATCAACGTCAACGGCTGGCTCAAAATCGTAGAGCATCATCACGAACGTGTCGACCTGATCCCACCCCGTCGCCGTGCCGATAACGCGGCCAAGGACGGTCCAGTCAACGCGCTTTTCTTTTGACATCACGCCACCTCTTTCATCTCAATATGCTGTTCCGCCACCCGCCCAGCCACGCGCTGGTAAACCGCGAATTCCTGGCCGGGATTGTTGCGCGCAAGGCGCTCGGCTTCCTTGGTGGCCGCTTCGACAGAGGCGTGAGCGTGCGGCCACTGTGACGGGCGCGGCTTGCCGTTGCTGATTAGGGCGACGATGCAGGGTTCTTTCATGCCCCACGGGCGATGTGGGGGCGGTTCATCTCTCGACGGTGCCTGCACGAGTTCGAAGTAGGTTTCGGGCCATCGGTATCTGCGGGTTTTCAAACTCGCAAAGTCCGAAGTGACGTTCACAGTCCCGCATTTCATGTTATCTGGAAAATCGGACTTCGTGACTGTATAAAGATGGTCCGCAAATAGCAGGTCGGTGCAGGATTCCACGCACCTCACCACGTCACCCGCCTTGAACTTCGGCTTCGGTGGTAACTTCGGCTTCGGCACCTCTTCCCACGGCACGCGCGCGCTCGTCGCGTGTTGCTTGCCAGCCACATCCTCCACCCGCTCCCAATCCAGATTGTCCGCATGAAAGAACGCAACAACCGTCCCATACGCGGACGCGTCATCCATCCGCACACTGACGTTGTCGCCAATGACAGCCGACACCGTGCCGCGCTCACCGCACGCGCGCACGCCACTGTGCTTGTTCAACTTAACGCGATCGCCGGGGCGGAAGGCGGGGGAAAGACGGTAGGCGAACAAACCTTCAATGTCCGGCCCAAGATCCGGGAGGTAGCAATAATCATCTCCGCCCGGCACACTCTCGACGCGCGTCACAGTGGCAACGTCACCAACATTCCCACCGCCGCGCGCGTCAACCACGCGCACCCGATCACCAACCCGGTAGCGGCCCTGCTGCACAGCAGCAGGCTTGTCCTCATTCCATCCAAATCCGTACATGCGTCCCTCCTTAGTGCTTGGTTGCGTTGCGGGCTTCGCGGGCGCACGCAAGGCACGCCACGTTGTGTAAGTCCGGCTCGGGTTCATCGAGCAAGCTGTCGCGATACCAGCGCTCGGTCGGCGTATCGGAGCCGTCGAAAAAGAAAACGCGGTATTCGTCCTCGCCGCTTGTCGTAACCTTGATGCCGGTTACTGTGCCGGCGAGTTCGCCGGCGACAATAACTTCGTCATCAATGCGAAAGCGCGTCATGCCGTAGAGCGTTTGTTCAACTGGTGTCATCGTGGCTCCGAATAAGAAGGCACCTTGCGGTGCAGTTTGCCGCGCGGTGTGGGCGCGCGGGGTTGGGGGTAGCGGTTGCCGAAACTTGCGTGTCGGCATTGATGGGGTTTGATGGTGGTTGGCGTCAGGCGGCTAAACGCTGTTCTTCAGAATTGCGCTGCTTCGTTTTCGACCTCGCGGCCTTTTTTGGCCACGCGCTCGCTGGAATCTTGATATTGGTGTTGTCGCGCACCCACTCTAGGCCGCGCTGGATGTGGACCCAGCCGTTGGAGGCGCGTGGTAGGCCCATCTTGGAGTATCGACAAAATGTCGGGCTGGATATTCCGATGCGACGAGTGAATTCTATTCGACGCTCATAATCGCCTTCGTGTAAGGACTCCTGCGGAGCCCGTCTTGTTGAAGATCGGAATTTATCGTCCCTGATCCAACCAATTACTTGTTCCTTGTCGTACAGAACTCGCAATCCAACTTTTTTTGTTCTGAGACCTCCACGTTTTGCCGCCCCTTTGATTCCTGGCGCAGATAGCCCAGTCAATCGCTCGACTTCAGCCAATGTGATCAGGCCATCATATGAAAGTATTGACGCGGCTTCGCTTCTGGAATTTTTAGTGACCCATCTTTTCGCATCTTCGACCATGGGATTTCCATGCGCGTCGGTTGGCATGCCGCGCCGCACCCACTTATTTGCCATTGAGGCTGTTACGCCGAGCATCCGGCAGAATTCTCGCCGCGAAACACATCCGCGCGCAGGCTTTTTTCCTAGCTTTGTGTTTTCCCTTACCCAAGCCAGCCCACCAGCTTCATTTATGAAGCCTTCGCCGTCGACTGGAAGACCGACGCGCTTCCAGTTCGCAACAGTACCTCTTCTAATGCCAAGGATGTTTGCGAACTTCGTTGTGGAGCAGTACCCCTCCGGCACTACACCGCGCACCTCAGTCAGCACGCCATCAAACTCACCGATCTCGCGACCAGTCGGAAATTCGTACCCGCAAGCGCAAACCGGCTCACGCTCGGCGCGCACTTCCTTGCACTCCGGGCAACGTCGCGGACCACGCTCCACCGACAAGCGCCGCGCCTTCGCCGCGCCGCCGTCAAGCGACCAATGCCAGTCATCGGCGAACCATGCATGCTCGCGATGCAGGCCAGCGTGGTCCATGATTATTGCAACGTCTTTGCCCTTAGCCTTACGCAGACCGCGGCCAATCATCTGCAAGAGTAGTGTCGGTGACTTGGTGGGCCGCATGAGGATTACGGCGTCGATCGCTGGCAAGTCGAAGCCTTCCGTGAACACCTCGACGTTGCACAGCACCTTGATGCGGCCAGCGGCCAACTGTTGCACAGCCGAATCGCGCTCAGCTGTTGGCGTTGTGCCGTCTACATGAGCGGCTGCAATACCCTCGTCGTTAAACCGTTCTGCCAATGCACGGCTCGCTTCAACCGACGCGCAAAATGCCAGCGCGCGCTTGCCCTTGGCGTTCTTTTTATACTCGCGAACAGCGTCACCGATCAGAACGGGCGTGTTCATAATCTTGCCAAGGTCCGCTTTCTTGTAGTCACCGGCCTGCATTTTTGCGTTGGTCAGATCGGGATCGCTCGGCGCGAAATACCGAAACTCAGACAGGAAGCCTTTCTTGATAAGCTCGGCGATACCTGGCCCAGTCACTAATTCGGCAAACCACTCGCCGAGTCCCTTGCCGTCAAGGCGCTCCGGGGTTGCGGTAAGTCCCAAGTGGCGCGCGTCTTTCAACTTGGCGCGGATTGCCGCCCAAGACTTCGCCGCGACGTGGTGGCACTCGTCCCAGATAACCAGCTTTGGCGACGGCAACTTCTTGATGCGCTTCGGCAGCGTCCCCACCGAAACAATCTGCACCCGCTTCTTTGGCTGCATCTCGCCACGCGGAGAGACAATACCGAAGTCAATTCCGGCCGCCGTGAACGCCTTAGCGACCTGCCGCTCGATTTCCTGCCGATGGCATACGAACCAGATCACGCCACGCGACGTGGCGACGATCTCTGTTGCTGCCCTCGTCTTACCGGCTCCGGTCGGCATCTGCAAAATGCAACTGCCGCTTTTTGTTAGCGCGCGACGCGCGCTTTCAATTGCGGTGCGCTGATATGCGCGCAGCTTGGGGGATTTTGCCATCACACGCTCGCTTTATTCAGATTGAGATGCGTAAGTTTCGCTCGCAAGCGAAACTCAATCTCGCCAGTCAAGTGGTGGGTGATCGCATCCTTTTTGGAATCCAACTCTTCGATGCGCTCAACCGAACCGCGCTCGATAAAGAACTGGCAATTATTTAATTCCCAAAATCGGACGCACTTGTCGTTGATGATAATCTCTGCCCGACCCGTCGCGTCGCCATTTGAATGCAGGACGCAACTAATGGCGCCTTCGTTTCTGAGTTGTCCGTTCACGTTACGCCGCCCGCGCCAACGTCACGGCGCGCTCAGTGCTACGCTGCGGCAGCCACGTTTTTTCTTCGCTAAACGGCATCACACAATCACCGCCATACCCAAGCAAACGAGGCTGGCCGTAGCTGCACTCGGTCAGCGCGCGAACGTCGTCTTCGTACATTCGCGAGGGGTGCTCGGTCATAAGGGCGAGCAGTTCAAGGCTGGCGCCTTGGTCGGTCGGGGCTTCTTCAATCTCTGCAATCAGAATCAGGCGGCGGACCACTGCGCGGCTAAGGCCGGTTTTGCGGGAAATTTCTTCGTTGGTATATTGATCCCCCCACAACTCCATAACTTTGGAGTATGTAGCGTCTGATACAGACGTCTCGTTTCGGGCTGCATACAGTTCGGCACGGTGACGGTTGTAGAATTTTTCTACGGACGAGACCGACGTCCCTAATCTTGCGGCAACTTCCGCCACGGTAATTTCAGGGATGCAGGCAAGATCAATGGTTTTTTCTCGGTCCCAGCGAAACATTACGGCCTCTTGCGGGTTGGTTGCCTTAGCGTTCGGTAACCATACGCGAGAGTCGTAGATTCGCAATAGAAAGACCGTAAAAATCTAATAGGTATTGATGGATTTTTCGTATCCGTTTACGATGCTTATGTTTTTTCCTCTTGCGCAGCCTACGAATGTTCCATTATAGGAACGCTGAACTAGTACAAAAGGAGTAGAGGTGATGGATTATGGAAAGTGGCTGAAGAAGGAAATGACTAGAATCAGCGCGCGTGGGCAAAAGACGAAAAACATCGAGGCGTTGATGAAGCGGCTGAAGAAGTCGACGAACCATTATTACACATACGAGCGCGGCGAGATCGATCTAACGCCTAAGGAAATAGCCATTTGTGCAGAGTTTTTCGGCGTCGAGCCGCCCACAAAGCAGAAGCCATCGGCAGAGACTAACGTAATTCCGTTTCACCCGCCTGGCGTCGGGTCAAAGACGATCGAATATCCTGTTCTCGGTGTCGTAGACGCAGGCGCATTTCGCGAAGCAGATATGCTGGCGCAGGTGGATCCGCGCACCGTGCCCGGCCCGGCCAACACGGCCTACCCTCACGCGGCACCCATGGCGTGGGAGGCTCGCGGAGACTCGATGAATGAAGCCAAGATATTCGACGGTACAATTCTGCTCGGCGTAGACTTCCAGCAAGCCGGTGCCGTCCTTACCAACGACATGGTTGTTGTCGTCCAGCAAAATCGCGGCGGGCTAATTGAGCGTTCCGTTAAGGCGGTCGCCGTTTATCCCGATCGCATTGAGTTCCAGCCGAGATCGTCCAACCCTCTGCACAAGCCTTTTGTGTATGAAAACGGCGGCGATGACGGCGTTTCAGAAGTAACAGTCCTCTCCATTATCCACTGCACTGTGAATTTGTTTTAGTCATCGCGATTGTAACTTGCGCCACCCACAATTTTGACGCATTCTATTATTGGGCGTAGAAAACCCGGACTTCGTTGTAGGCTAAATCCGCATATGGACGGTGCGCCGAAACCCGACTCGCACGTCGGCACCGTACCCTGGCGGGTACGCGAACTGGCCTTTGGCCGGGAGCGTCTCGCCATGTCCAACCCGCAAGGGTAAAAGCGGACGGCCCGTAAACGAAGCGGGTTTTCTACCCCCGGCTGCCGCGCCGATTGCGGCACATTGGGGTCTATCATGCATCGATTAGCTATAGTACAGGAACGGGGAGGAAGGGCCGCGCTCGATACGTTCGACGCGGCCTTATATTTCGCAATTCTTAGAACGTGTGGCGGCAACCCGCATGTGCGGGCAGACGGCATCTACTGCCGCGTCCTAACAACCGTCACGATCATCAATGAAGCCGATCGATGGGCTGCACGGCACGACCCCAATGGTGTCGCGCGGGTAGCGTATGCGCGCGGGCTGTGGTTGCGCCGTAGCGAAGGAACAGACGTCCTTGAGCTTGGCTAACCCGTCCGCGCGCATACGTGAATAATAGGGCCGTTGCTGGCCCTATTATTTTTTTATGATCTTTACGGTTCTTCTATTGCATTTCTACGACTCTCGTATATTCTGCTCCTCATCGTAGTTGAGGAGCCCGCCCCAATGTCCTCCATCTCCATCCAGCGCCAGCACATCCAGAACACAACGAACTGGCCGCTTTATCGCGAACACCGCGCCTACCTGGCCGATCTGTTCCCGGCTATTCGCTACAGCGGCCAGCCCAAGGCCCCGCTGTGCTGCCACATCAAGTACGATCTGATCGGTGCCAACACCGGCCTCAGCGCCGACGACATCAAACACTTCCTGCGCGCCTACACCTTCGGGCCGAAGTACCTGCGCGCGTTGAAGGCCGGTGCTGCACGTTTCGACCTGTGGGGCGAACCCGTCGGGATTGTCACCGACGACGAAGCCGAAATGGCCGCGCTTGCGCTTGACGTGCATTACGAAATGCGGCGCGCGGGTCGCGTTGGTACGGGTGCTGTGCGTGGGCTGGAGTGCGCGGCATGACCAGCGCAGCAAAGCATACGGCGGCCGTGCCTCAGTGGAAAGACACGACGAGCTATTCGCAGGGACGTGACCGCAAGCCGACATGCTGGTCGATTGATTTCGGCGGGATGCATCTGAGCGTTCTAACGGGTCATCTATACAACCCCGACAATTGGGTTGTTCATTGCGAACCATGGTTTAACGCGAAACAGATCGCGCCGAAGTCAACCGACACCGCCACGGCGCAAAGGCTCGCAATCGAACTCGTAGCTGAGAAGCTGCGCGTGGCATCCGCCACCCTCGCCCGTTGCTCCTCGCAAGTGGAGGAAGGGTGATGGATGGACTTGCAAGGGCATTGACGTTTCTGCCGATCGTCATTTTCGCGATCTTCCTTTGTCACATGATCTGGATGATGTGATGACCGCCCCCGACCTCATAGCCGATCAAGCGATTCTCACCATCAGCGCATGGCAACGTCAAGCTCTCCCCTCGTTGGATGAAGCAATGCTGTTGCTCTACCTCGATCAGGCGCGGCGCTGGGAAGCAAACGACAACCACCAGGATCACTACGGCGCCACGCTGGATGTGGTGCGCAGGGAGATGGCACATGGCTAACGCAAGCGACATGCCTGCGAAGATTTGGTGGGAGGCGGGCTTCGCAGGGGCGAGCGACGTCGCTCCGGTATCGAAGGACTACACCCCCTACATCCGCGCCGATCTGGTCGAGCCTCTGGTAGAGGCGCTGCGGAAGGCAGAGGAACTTTATCAGGTCGGCTTGTTGAACGCGCCTGATAACCTTGCCGATGAAGTCGTCACGCTCCGTCGCGCCGCCCTCTCATCCTGGGAGGCCGGGCAATGACCACCGGCCTCCACCAATCTCAACTCGCACCAGCCGAGAACAAATTCCATGTCGGGAACGGATCCGATGGGAAGCATTATTGGCTGACCCCACCTGATGTGTATGCCGCGCTCGATGCCGAATTTTCTTTCGACTTCGATCCGTGTCCGTATCCACTACCACACGGCTTCGATGGCCTGACCTGCGAATGGGGCCGGTCGAATTACGTCAATCCACCATTCGGCTCGATCATCCACGATGGCAAGAAGAAAGGCCCGACAGCTTGGGTCCGCAAGGCCATTGCCGAACAGCAAAAAGGCAAGCGCGTCGTTCTGGTCTACCCGGTCGATAAGTGGGTGCTCATGCTGATGAAGGCGATCCTTGGCGATCACGCTCAGGTCCGAAACCTTGGCGACGTGAAGTGGCTGGCGACGGAGGACGGATCCGCCGGTAAGGGCACCGGGCGGCATATTGCTTGTTTCATTCTGGAGCCGGACGCCGCCATCCTCAAGGCACGTCAGACCGCCGCGCAACCGGCCAAGCAAGCGGAGGCGCGGTAAGTGAATGGACGCGCGCTCTACAATGAAATCGACGAGTTCGCAGCCGACTGGCTCGAAAACCTCATTCGTGCAGGGCTCATTGCCCCTGGACGAGTTGAGCGGCGATCGATCGTTGACCTCACGGCAGACGATCTTGCCGGATACTGGCAAGTCCATCTGTTCGCCGGCATTGGAATCTGGTCAGCAAGCCTTCGCGATGCCGGACAGCGAGACGACGCGCCGTGGTGGACAGCATCCTGCCCGTGCCCGCCGTTCAGTGCAGCCGGAAAGAAAAAGTCCTGCCCCTCATGCGGCGGCACAAACCCTGTCCCGCATGTTGGACGAACTGGCCACTTCGTATGCTGCGTATGCGGCCACGACTGGCTTGCCGACGACAGACACCTATGGCCCGAAGTTTGGCGGCTCGTCCGCGACTGTCGCCCTGCAAGAATCGCTGGCGAACAGGTTGCAAGCCCGGATGGGCAAGTCTGGCTCAGTTCTGTTCGCGCTTCGCTGGAAATCCTGGGATATGGCGTTGGGGCCAGCGATCTGTGCGCTCCGGGTGTCCAGGTACCCGCAGGCGAAACGACAATCGGCCGCGAAACTATCGAATGGATTCGCGGGGCCATTCTCAATTGTCCCGATCCCCAGCTTGCAGCCGATCTCCGTGATTATGCCGAGTGGTTTGAGCGAGAGGTTGGCATCGGCGCTCCGCACATACGCCAACGGTTGTTCTGGGTGGCCGACGCCGACAGTCGGCAACGCGACGGGTTCGCAGGCGGCGAAGGATGCGAACGCAACGGGTCGGCGCCCGGACGGCAGCAAGGCGACGGTGAGTTTGAACGCCGTGGCGAAGCTGGCGAGTTGGGTTTCGCCAACCGCGATCGACGGGAAGCGCGGGAGTTTGCCGCCCCGCCCATGGGACACGGGCATTCCGCTGTCGCAGCAGGTGACGTTGGCAAGCTGGCCGACAGCCCGAGCGACGGACGGCGAGAAGAACGTCAGGACGCTGGAAGGCTCGCTACGGGAGATCGCGCGCAAGGGCGGGCCGCAGGATTTGTGTCAGGCGGCGCAACTGACCTCGTGGGCCGTGCCAACGACGCGGGATCACAAGGACGGATCGAGCATCGGGACGGTCGAGACGAACGGCCTGCTGGGTCGGCAGGTATGGCTTTCTTCTCCGACGCCGACTGGATCCTCTGCACAGACGGAAAAGCCAGGCCAATTGAACCCGGCACATTCCCGTTGGCTCATGGACAGCCCAACCGCGTGGGACGACTGCGCGCCTACGGCAACGCGATGCACCGCGCGAAAATCACACAATTCATCCTCGCGGCCGACGAAGCAATCAGGAGCGCAGCAGAATGACTGACCCTCGCGAGTTCAATCGGCCGGCGGATCGGCTTGAACAAGTCTTGAAGGTCGCGTCTAGCGCGCGCCGCAACGGCAAGGATATGAATGTCTGGGCCGACGATGTGAAGGCCATGCAGGATGCAGTCACCGCCCTCCGCACGGCAGCCGCAGCGTCAAGCGCTGGGCCGGTGAAGGTGAAGGTGCTCAATTGGCAACACGACGGCAATCAGTCGTATGCCTATTGTGACGTGACCGAGACGCGCTGGACGGCGAGAAATACGCAGGAGCGAAAAGCCGCCGAAGCTCGACGTGAAGCGCGCATCCTATCCGCCCTCATCCCCGAGCCCGCAAAGGCCGGTGACGCGGTGCTGCTGCGGGAGGCGTTGGTGAACGGCGCTCATTATCTCGGCGCGATTAGGCAGCGCCTTGAGCAGTTGTACGAAGAACATCCTGAAAATCCTCGTTTGCGAGAACAGGTGTCGGACGAGGTCGATTTCATCGACGGATTGTTTGAATCCCTCTCCACGGCGCAACCCGACACCGCCGCGCAAGGCGGCAAGCAATCTGACGGCGGCGTGGAAGGACACGCCGAATTTGCAAGCGGCGGAAAAAGCCGCGCAATGGAAGCGACTGATCATCGTGAAAGTTGCGCGGAAACTCTCGGTGACCCCGAAGCGCTATGCAGCAATTCGCCTGAGGCCACAGGAGCCGGTATCAAGCCCGGCCCGTCAGACCCCACCCCATCGCGCCCGGAGGTGAGCGTGGCTGAACTCGCGTATTGGTTTGCTTACGAGATGCCAGTAGACGAGAGTTCGTCGGACAAAGCCCGCGCCCTGAAGGCCAAGTATCACATGGAGGGACGGGAGTGACGGCTGTGCCGAAATTCACCTCTGGACCATGGGAAGCTCACCCCGCGCCCTACGGCTATGACATTTGGGCGAACACTCCACAGCCGTACCGCAAGTGGGTCGCCCCCGTCCAGCGCTTGGCAAACCCGCATCAAGAGTTGTTTTCCGGCTCGATCTATGAGGATGCCGAGACAACGAGGGCGAATGCCATGTTGATGGCCGCCGCGCCCGATCTCTTCGAGGTCGCGCAACTGATCCTCGACACCGCGACCATTGAAACACCACCCGGCCTTCTAGCAGCGGCAGAAGTGGCCATCTCCAGAGCAACGGACCCCCGCCCATGACAAACATCAAGGATGCGCTGGAACCGTTCGCGCGTATTCCGCTCGCACACACTGACGACATCGACGATAGCGCCAATGTCTTTGAATACGAAGGCGGGGCGATCCATCTTGGCGACCTGCGTAGGGTACACCAAGCCCTCTCCCAACTCACCGCCAGCCCTGACCGCGAGAAGGTGGCGGCGGGGATTGCCGCGTTGCTTATAAGTGAGGTGCCATCGCTGGGCTCCTTTGGGGCGAAACAGATCACGGATCGCATCCTCTCCACCATTGCCCTGGATGAAGCGGCGATCCGCGCCGACGCTTCCTGCCTCGACTTCTTCGAAAAGAACCAAGACATGGAGTTGTCCTGCACATGGGACGACACCGACAAGCCATGGCAGGTCCACAGCGTAACCGGAGGAAGGAATGACCGCGAATGGAAACTGGTGGGCGATGGTGCGACGCCGCGCGAAGCCATCGCCGCCGCCATTCGCTCACAGGAGGCGGGAAGATGAAGCTGACAGAAAATGATATCGCTGCGCTTTGTGGTGGCAAGAAAGCCGCTCGGAGGTCCGCACGTCGGCCCCAGAGGAACGACCTCCATCGATCGAAGATTCTCCTGTTGCTGAGAATGATCGAAGCCGCGGATGGCTATATCGACGCGTCCGACGATCCTCATTCGCTGCTGACCTATTTTTGCGATGATCGAGGGTTAGAGACAGATACCTTCAATCTTGCGATCAAAGAGGGACTGATCCGAACAACTCACGACGACATTTTTGAAACATCGCGAGCATTCATCACCGACCTGGGCCGCGCTGCACTAGAGAAAGGGCAAGCCGATGCAGTGGATTGATCTCGACGTTGGTGACGATTGCTGGTGCTACGTTGGCAACCACAAAGGCAAGAAAAGTAAGGGAACGATTATCGCTATCGTGCGTCTTCCGGGTTACGCCAAGCCGCATTACATCGTTGAGATACCAACGAGCGTTGATCCCCTGCTGGAAGTGCGCGACGGATTCTCAATCAGCGACAGCGAGAAGAAGCATATCGGCTTTCTTCGGAGGGCAGGCCGATGAGCGCGGATTTGATGGACCGCCTCCGTCAAGACGCCGAGATGCTTCAAGACGGACCGCAGAGCAACCTTACGAAGCTATGGCACAGCGAAGTCGTCAAAGACGCCGCGAAGGATTGCAAAGAAGCCGCCGCGCGCATCGAAGCGTTGGAGGCGCTTGCCGCCGAGCGCCTTGAGAATTACCGAAAAGGAATTTCGGTAGTCCGCGACCTCAACATGCGGCACAAGGCGGAAGTCGAAGCGTTGGAGGCGGAGAACGCGAGGCTGCGGGCCGCAACCGATCGTATCGCTCGCGTTGATGACAGTCAACGCAAAACAACTCAGAACGTCAATCGAGAACAACGCCGTGCTCAACACGCGCGCCGAGAAGGCAGAGAGCGCGTTGGCCGAGGCGGTCGGCCACCTCCGTAAATGGGTTGGATGGTGTGAAGATTGGGCGTCGGGGAAGTCACACCCGGCTGACGATCTAAAGGCCGCCCGCGCATTTGTTCAGCAACACGAGGGGAAGAAGTAGATGATTGGCTGGGTCGCATTCATTCTCGCGATGATGGCAATCGGCGGTAATCCGTCGCAAACGAAGATGGATCAAATCGACGCGCGTATCACTCGGCTCGAACGGCAGAAATGCACAATGATTGCCGTGAGCACACCCTCCGGTAACAAGACAATCTGCGCGTTGGATTTCCAGCCATGACGCACCAACGCGCAATCGAGGCCGGGGCGAGGGCTGATGCGCTGTTCGACGGTCGCACTTGGCTGGCGATGCCGAAATCTGAACGCGCTCGCTATCTTGAGCGGTCGCGCAATCACCTCACCGCCCTCGCTGCGGAAGGGCTCGTCGTGGTGCCGAAGGAGCCGACAGAGGCGATGTGGGGCGGATTAGCGCGTGATCTAGTCATGTGGAATCGCGGCTTGCCAAACCAGTACGGCAGCACGCTTTACAAGCACCTTCGCGCATGTGGTCGAGAAATTCCCGATTGGCTACTGGCTGAGATACCAGACATCGATCACACGCCGCCGAAGGGAACGGTTGCGGTCTGCATCTACCGCGCCATGATCGCAGCCGCTCCTCCTGTCTCGGAGGGGAAGTGAATGGCGCGCTTTGCTGCTGTCCTCATTGGCTTAGTGTTTTCGAACTTCGCCTATCAGTATTTCACCGGTCAAAATTGGCCGCTCGCAATTGATCGTTCGATGTTCCAATTCACGGCGGTCGCGGTATGTGCGCTATTGACGCGCACCTCATGACCACATCCCCCTCACTCGTAAAGGCTGGGCCGATGGACGACGATCATCTGCGCCATATATGCAAGCTCGCGTCGATTGCGGTTGGCGGACTTCGTGACCGCGAGGACTGGCTAACGTATGTGCGCGATTGCAGCGACTCCGAACTGGTCGATCATCATACGTGTCTGTCGATCCTATCGAAGGCATTTGTCGAGCTGATGAACCGAGCCGACATGAAACCAAAGTTCAGCTACCCCGCCGCCACCCCCAAGACGGAGGTGGGGAAGTGAGCCACGCGAATGATAATGGAGCGGCGAATGATAACGTGCCGTCGCTCGGCAACGTCTATACGCTAAACGAGGCGGCGGCCAAGTTGCACATGAGCCGACGCGCCCTTCAGGACACGATTAAGAGGCTCCCATTCTACGCCAAGAATGGTAGGGTCTATCTCTTTTCGGATAGTGACATTTTGGCGATTTGGAACGGCATGCGATGCGACTCTACCTCTGCCGCAGAAGCCCTAAAGGAAACTGGTACATCCGCGGGACGGACGCGGAAGGCGCGCCCATCTTCGAATCTACGAAAACAACTCGCCGAGATATTGCAGAAGCGCAGCGCATAAAACTTGAGGAGCGCCTGCTTGGCGAATCCGTTCACGGCAAGAAGCCATTCGTTACGTTTGGCGAAGCGGCTATTTCGTATCTGGCGTCTGGCGGCAAGCACCGCTTCCTAGCTAATGCCAAGACACAAGAGCCTGTTGGGCCATTCCTGAAGTTCGAGGCAAGCCCACTGAAGAAAATCACCCAATCCGACCTGGACCGCGCTGCGGCTGAGGCATATCCCAGCGCGCGCCCAGACACACGCAACAGGCAATTCTACACACCGTTTGTGGCTGTCTGGAATCACGCCGTTGGCAACGATTGGGCTGACTACCGCAAATGGAAGCGGCCCAAGAAGCCGAGGGGGACGAACGTAGCCGTTCTGGCGCCCACCCGTGCGGGCAATAAGCCCGTGGCATACGAACACGCCTCTAAGTTCGTCCTCGCCATGTCGCCCGCTAATGCGATCGTGATGACTATCCTGTTCTATACTGGCATGCGTCCTATCGAGCTATTCAGCCTGGAT